TCATGCCGAAGTTGCCGAAGGGCGTGTAGTTGTCTCGGTGCGCGAGGACCAGGTACTCTGAGTTCGGCTCGAGATTCAGACTGGCCTTCTCGCCGGTCTTGAACTTGTGTCCCTTGAAGGCCGCTCTGTCGTTGACAGCGGTAAAGCCCTTGGACTCGCTGTACCCGCTCGACTTTAGCCATCGCTTCTGGGCACTCGCCACGATGGCACCGAGCTCACTCGTCTCGTTTTTCCAGTGCTTTCTTTCTGCTGGAGTCTTAGCGCTCTTCAGTCTCTTCTTTGCGGTATTCAAGTCAGCAGCATTCTGTCTGTCGAACTTGTCGGGTTTCTTGTTGAAGTTCTTTACCGTGGCTTTTCTCGTGAGGGCCTCGGCGACTTGTTTCTGCTCCTCGCCCATCAGAGCGCCGTAGTACTTCTTGTGAATCTCAGCTACGGTCTTAGAGTCTCGCTCGGTGTGTCCGCCCGTCGCCACTCGCTTGGCTGCGAGGACGCGCATCGTCTCGACCTCGTCTGGAGTACCAAAGTGCTTGGCTAGGAGAATAGCGTTCTCGGTGTGCTGATTCTCGTTCTCGTTCTTGCGGTAGGTGCGTCTGAGGGTAGCCTCGAGCAGCATGGCGAAGGGACGGTGACCGGTCATCTACTTGCCCTCGTCGAACTGCTTTGGCTCGACCTTTGCTTCTGCGTTCGGCGTCTCCGGAGCGGGCACGACCTCGCGCAGCGCAGTCGGGGGCGGTTGACGGTCAAACCCGCGGTTATGTATTGAATAGAGCAACTCAGAAAATGAAGCCTTAGATGGTTTGGTCATGACGGTCTCCGTGAGGGAACTCATGGTATTTATCGGATAAATAACTTGCCGGTCGCGGATTAGGGTCCCACCGGCACTAACCCCCTGGAGGGCCAGCATGAACTATTTAACCATCTATGAGACCATTCTTCATCGGGGACTTACCCGTACCAAGAAGAAGGGCGACTTCCTACACAGACACCGGATTGATCCTGGCCATGAGGGTGGTAAGTATGTCGAAGAAAATATCTCTAACCTCACCAGAAAAGAACATTGCCTGGTGCATAAGATCCGATATAAGTTGTATGGAAAGGCTTGTGACTTGTGGGCTGCTCAACGACTTGGCTGCCGTTTGACCCAGGAGGAACTACATCAGCTTCAAATTGCTAATGGTAAGATGACCAAGGGTCGGCACTGGAAGTTGTCTGAAGAGACTAAGAAAAAAATGTCTGCTTCTAAAAAAGGTAAGCGCTTCTCTGCAGAACACCGTGCTAAGTTATCAGAAGCAGCTCGTAACCGTTCACCTGAAGCCAGAGCCAATATGGCACGCCGGAATCCATCTCCAGAAACGCGAGCCAAGATGTCAGTATCTCAAAAGAACCGTGCTAAGTTTTCTAGTACTACGCGTATGAGGATGGCAGAAGCACAGCGAAATAGATGGGCCTATTTGAAGTCGCTGAAAACAGAACGGTCCAGTTTCTTAGGTACGCCTTCATCGTCTATTCTCTGACCGATAGTCGTTCGATCCATTACTGGAATGTCATCCATTAGTCCATGTTGAGCAGCTGGCTCGGCGTTGTAGAGCCTCATCTTTGAGCGGTCGATGCCGATGATGAAACGTCTATTTTTAGTAGGATCCCCATACCGGTTTTTTGAAGTCTGCTTCACCAGTATCTGGTCGAGCTTGTCGAGCTCCTCAGAGCCGACCAGGATGACCATGAAGTCGGCGGTCATCGGCAGGCCGAACGAGTCTGAGGTGTGCTGGAGGTCTGGATCGGAGTCGACGAACCCGGTGCGGTTCAGCTGGGTCGCCGACCAGACGGCGACGTTGTACTCGACGGCCAGGCCGCGGAGCTCCTCGGCGACCGCCTTGACGTAGGTGTAGGAGTTGACGCCGGGAGACAGCTTGTAGCGCGTGCTCAGGCACAGGTTGATGTAGTCGACGTAGATGACGTCCGGGACGAAGTTCTTCTTGAGGCGCAGCTCGTTGAGGAGGTGACGGAAGTGACCGGCGCCCGCCTGGACGGTCGGGTACTCCTTGATGATCAGTCGGCCGAGCGTCTTCTCGCGCAGTCGGTCCATCTTCTTGTCGTAGGCTTCCCTGGGCAGGTCGCAGAGGACGCTGATCGGCACGTCTAGGAGGTTAGCGTCGATGCGCTCGGCGATCTTCTCCTCTGCCATCTCCATCGTGACGTAGAGGACGTTCTTCGCATCCATGAGGTTGTGCGCTGCGAAGTGACACATCGCGAGCGTCTTGCCGACGCCGGTACCGGCCGACAGGATGTTCAGCGTCTTCGGCTCGACTCCTCCCCCCGTCACCCTGTTGAAGTACTCTAGGTCGAAGCCGACCTTGCGCTCCTTCTTGTGATAGAACTCGAAGCGGGCGCCCGAGTCCTCCATGAAGTCGTGTCCGATGTGGTCGTTGAAGCCGACCGCGAGAGCGTCTGATAGGAGAGAGGGTATAGCGCTTCGGGGGTGCTTCTTGTCTTTATCCTCAAGGATAGAGACAGACTGACGGATGGCGTTGTAGATCGCTCTGTCTTGACAGAATTTTTCGGTTTCATTCTTCAGCCACTCCTTCTTGACTGGTTCGGCCGTGGGCACGAACAGCTCGTCGACGAGTTTAGACACCTCCCCGACGAACTCGTCAGAGCCGATGCTCGTCGCATTGGCGAGGTCGATCTGTAGCGCTTCGAGTGTCGGGGTCGCGTTGTATCGCGTGAGGTACGCATGGACGAGGTTGAAGACGACCCGGTCGTGCTGGTCCAGGAAGTACTCCGGCGCCAGGTACGGCATGACCATCCTAGATGCCTCATCGTCTCGGAGGACTGCGCCCAGGAGGAGGTGTTCAAATCGCATCAGCAGCCGGCACTTTCTTCGTCTTCGGTTCCTGTCGCTGTCTCTTCAAGAATAGCGCTGGCGGAGTCGATCAGCACCTTCTTGAGGCCCACCTCAGCGAATATCCTCATCGCTCGCTGAGACATGTCGAACCTGATCGTGCAGGACCCGTCTGGGTTGTCGATGATCTCGGCGACGGTTATCTCGCCCTTGATCTCTTCGGTCATGCTTCCTCCAGCTCTGCGGCCTCTTCTTCGACGTCGGCCGCTAGAGCGGCGACGCCGCCCCTCCCGTACTCGAACTCCTGGTGAGCAGCCTCCTCGAGCAGGTCCATGACCGACTTAGTGAAGTACTTCTCCGGCTCCTCGAGCAGGTTCTTACGGAACGGCTTGGTGCCGTCCGGCAGCTCGTAGCCACGGGCGGTCTTCTTGAAGATGCCGTACTTCTCTGCTAGCTCCGTCAGACCGTAGTAGCGGTCGAGGCCCTTGGAGTAGGTCAGCAGCACGTCGACCATCGTGTTCTCCTTAGAGCCGCGGGACTTCCACATCTTGATGTGGATGACGTTGCCGACGACCTCTGTGCCGACGCGCTCCTTGCGCTTCGAGAGCATCGCGATCGTGTCGGACGCGAACTTCAGTCCGCCGCCGCCCGAGATCTCTTGGACCGCGTACGGCCCGATCCCGGAGTATGTGTGGTTGGTAATGAGCATCGGCACCTTGACCTTGGCCAGCTTCAGACGAACGACGCGCATCGCGGCTCGGATGAGCTGCTGCCTCGTCATGTCCTTCTTCTCGCTGCCCGCCAGCATGTCCCCCATCTCCTTCGGAGTAGAGAGGGCGCCGAGCGAGTCGAGAACCACCATGAACGGCGGGCGCTTGCTCTCCGGCAGCTTCTCGTAGGCCTCGATGAACTTCAGGACCTTGGTACCCATCTCGGGGATGGTCAGCGGCTCGTCGATGATGACACGGCTCGGATCGAGTCCGCGGTCCTGCATCATCTTCTTGGTGACTGCCGCCTCAGTGTCGAAGTAGAGGACAGACGCCTTTGGACTCGAGTCGAGGAAGTGCTTCATGATGCCCAGGCAGAAGAACGTCTTGCCCGTGGTTGTCTCACCGGCGAAGGCGACCGCCTTGTTGTTGGGGATGCCTCCGTAGAGGGAGCCGGACATCTGAGCGTTGAAGATGTAGGAGCCGGTGTCGACGAACCCAGTGAACTCGGCAGATCCGAGTCCGTCCTCGGCGATGCTCGCTCCGTCGCCGAGCTCTTTTACCAGGTCCTTCAGAAAGTCCGCCATGTCTTCTCCTCTACTCGATGCGTGCGATGGAATCTTTATGAATAGCGATCATATCACTACTGCGTGAAATAGTCAACCCCTGGCTTCTCACAAAGCCGTGGTTGGCAGCGATGAGCAACAAGATCGCGAGGGGATCGAACACGAACACCAGCAGGATGATCACCCAACGAACTGCTCGCTCCAGCTGACCGGCGTCCGGGTTAGTGAACACCAGCTCGGCGATGTACTTCAGCGGACCGACGTCGGCTTCTATCTTCTGCTGCGCTGCGCCCTTGCGTCCCCTCTCGAGTTGTAGGTCGGAGAGCTCCCTAGACGCCTTGTCCCTCGCGGCGACCAGGGACTGTCGAGTCGCCCTCTGCTGCTGCTGCGCCTTGAAGGAGGTGAGCGCCTGGTTGCGCGAGATCAGACTGCGGATCGAGTCGTCGATCTGCGCCACCTGTTTGTCGAGGTCTACGATCGTCGTCTTCTGGTACGCTATCTTGGTGTCGAGCGACTGGAGCTCGTTGCCGACCGAGGAGGCGATGGTGACCTGCTGGTCGATGTGGGCCTTGCTGAGGAGGCCGAACGTGCCCATCGAGGTCACGAGCATCAGTGCTACCACGGCCGCGGTAAGCGGGTACCGCAGCAGTGCCGGAGTAGAGTCCCAGCTGCGGTACAGCCAGGACGCCGTCACGATCTTGCCGACCTCGAGCACGGAGCCCATTATCACGATCGGCCAGAACGACGCCGGGAATATCGCGACCAGACCGACGATGGAAAAGTATGCGGAGACAAGAGATATCGCCACCGCAGCGGCCAGGGCTACGTAGTTGATCATGCTTTATTTAGGCTGATCTAATTCTTTTCTCATCCTGACTTCTCTGTAGCGCAGGGCGCCGTCGGAGTGCAAGAACAGCTTGCACTGAGTGTCGGTCGACTCGTCGACGAAGACGTCCCCCGCCTTTAGGTCCTCGTTGACCCACGCCCAGGTCATCTCGTCGCTGCGCCAGACGCGGATCATCGTGATCATCTCCATCCCTCGGCCGCCATCGCCAGACCAAAGTTGGCCAGGGCGTAGGCGCTGTAGATAAGCGTCCATGAGCATGCCGAACAGCACGAACAGGGCTGCGTACGAGAGACCGAACAGCATTATCCAACCTTTACTTCTTGATAGTTCAAGTCGTCGGCGAGCGTGTCTATGTGCTCGTCCTGCGGAGTGTGGTCGCTGTCGCCCTGCTCGTCTGGCTCGTCGGGCTCGGCGAAGAAGCCGTCCATTACTCGTTTACGAACTCTACCTTGGCGCAGTACTTCTCCTTGAACGACTTCCAGGTCTCCTTTACGGTCGGCCTGTCGCTTATGTACGCTATTGACATGCAGGTGCCGTAGACTATAGCGAGAACCGAAAATGCTGCCAAGATAACCAGGCCATATATCCAGCCCATAAGGAACCAGGGCATCACGAACAACCACCAGAACGCGGTGCCGGCCATTATGGTAAGAAGCAAGTACTTCAGTGGCCCGGTGATGAAGCAGACTCGCCGAAACTTACAGATGTCGACGCCCTCCGAGCAGTCATACCTGTCGCTCGGCTTCTCGTGGAAGTAGAACCTCGCAAGAAGGGACTTCATGTTAATCTTGATCATAGACTCAGCTCCGTTTCATTGGGTTACGCGGCGGGTACTTGTTCCAGCCACTTAGCAGGTACGAACTTCTTGACTTCTTCGCTCCACGCGCGAGATCTATCGCCGTCGAGCACCCTCTGCCAGATGCGGGGGTGCTCGGCGTCGTTGTCCCACGCCGCGACCGTCAGACACCCGCCGAAGCACGCGGCGGTGTCGATGTTCAAGACACGACCTGGATGGTACATCGGTAATAGACTAGCGAGGGGCGTGTGACCGTGCACGACGCACCTGCCGAGGTCTGCGTACAGCTCCTCTTCTAGGGTAGGTCGCGTCCACATCATCGTCGCCGGCGCCTGCTCGTAGAGCGGGAGGGCCGGGTCGATCCCGGCGTGGACGAACACCCGGCGCCGGTCATCGTAGCACAGTGGCAGGTTCCTTATCCAGTCGATGTGCTCGGGAGGAAGGGTGCCGCCGTACGAGTCAAGGGTGGTACTTCCTCCGTTGTTCAACCAGTTGTATGACTCGAGACTTCCGACGCTCGGCGAGTCGACCGCCTTGATCAGCAGGTCCTCGTGGTTGCCCTTGAGACACACCCACCGGTGCGCGGGATCGTCTGGTCCCTCCATGAGTCGGGTGACGACCTCTGCAGACCTCGGTCCTCGGTCGACGTAGTCGCCGAGGAACACCACGGTCGCGTCTTGGTCTTGAGCGTCTTCGCGGATCCAGCCCAGGGCGTGCTCTAGCATGTAGAACATCCCGTGGACGTCGCCGACTGCGTAGGTCTTCATGGTACGCTCGACTCCGGCACTACTCCTGCGAGCTCTGTAATTCTTGCAGGCGGCATCGCTTCGGCAGTGAGATGAGTATATTCTATGCTGCTGTTGAACTGGAGATAGACCTCCAGCACGCACCTTCTACTATCGATGACGCTGGGCGGGTTGTTTGCCTCTGTGCAGATCACAGTCCAGTGACGGACCTCACGATTGGCGTGTAACTCTCCCATCAGGGGCATGAGGTGGTCTGATATACTGTGACGAGTAAAGTGATCGTTGGGCTCGAACATGTGAAGCTCCAGGGCCTCGCGCATCGCTGCCTGTACCCTGAGTACCGCCCTCCGCGAGGAAACGCCGGTGCCGCGGGGCACTGCCGCCAGAGCGAGGATCGGGATGCTCGCGAGCGCTGCCGTAGCGACGCTGCCGATGAGTATCTGTCGTCTTGTGAACTTCACTTCATGTCTCCTCTTACGGCCATCAGCACCTCGCCTAGCCAGTTGAGTCCGCGCCAGTTAGCGCGGTCGTTGATGCGCGGGTCGCCCGCCTCGAGTCCGACGCCCCAGATGTGGTCGTACGGGGACGCCTCGACGATGGTCGTTCCCTGCGTCTTTATCAACTCGGTAGCGAGGTCGAAGTTCTGAGTATACTTTGCCCAGTTGCCCCGATACACGATCAGCTTGGCGTTCTGGTTCCAGACGCCGAGGTCAAAGTTCTTGACGTGTCGACCGATGGCTTTCTGCTCGTTCGGACGGTGCGTGGTCATGATGTCTCTCTCGGCGTGCTCGTCCTTGAACAGGCGCGCCTTCTCTGCCATCATCCACTGCTCGGCGCAGTTGTACTCTACTCCCCCGATCCAGAACTCAGACGGGTGCCACTGGGAGAATGGGCCGGACCAGAAGAAGGTAAACTTCTCGGTCACAGCTTCATCTCCCTCTGCTGGTTCACAGTCGTGTAGTACCGCAGCACCTCCTCGACGGCGGCGAGGTACCTCGTGCTGTCTCTCAGGTCCTGGGTGAGAAACTTCGGGCGCTTCTTCATGGCCCTGAGCTTCTCGATGTCTCCCTGAAGACCCTCGCGAGTAGCAGAGAGCTGCTTTATGAGGATCTGGTCGAACAGGTCGATGACGGGTTCGTTGTAGGGGTCTTTGATCTCTAGCTTCATTCTGTCCTCATGAGTTTACGTAGTCGTAGAGCTGGTCGATGAACTGGTTGATCTTCTGAACGCGGTTGGGCCAGTAAAGATAAGCTTTCTCTGGACTTACTGCCAGATTTCTCAGTAGTGGCATTACCATTTCTAAGAGACCCTGGAGCTTCTTCTGTTGCGCGTCGAGTTGCGCAGAAGTTCCATCGAGTTGAGTTGCAAGTTCTGCTGCCTCTTTAGCCTTGAGTTCATCTTCACTCATTGCCGAAAAGCCAAAGTCGAAAGATATAGTCATGTTAGAATTTTATCACCCCCTGCTTTATTTGTCAACTATAAATAGAACGCCGGTCGCGGACTCGAGATCCCACCGGCTCTAACCCTGGAGGAGGTCAGCATGCCAAGTATTTATTATCTCTACGTCAAGACACATCGTAAAGCTGGACTCAAGTATCTTGGAATAACTTCTAAGATAGATCCATATTCTTACAGCGGCTCGGGAACTCGATGGACTCGTCATCTCAAGAAGCATGGGTATGACTTTACCACAACAGTCATCGGAACCTTTACTAACAAGAGGGATCTAAAACGGGTGGGACTCTTTTGGTCAACAGTGTGGGATGTAATAAAATCACCCGAGTGGGCAAATCTTACTGAAGAAGCGGGTTATGGAGGGCCTTCACGACTTGGTATTCCAGTTCCTCCACAAGTAAAGCGGCGCATAATAAAATCATGCAGTGGAAAGATTCCTTGGAATAAAGGCAAAATCGGCATCTATTCTGAAGAAACACTTCAGCGTATGAGAAAACCAAAGTCTGAAGAAGCTAAAAGGAATATATCAGCCGCGGCACTCAAGCGCCCTCCAAGATCTAAAGAGACGATAGAAAACCATCGTGCTAAATTGCTCGGTCGAAAGCGTACTGAAGAAACAAAACTATTGATCTCTGAGGGGCAGAAGCGTTATTGGACTTCCCGTCATGCAAATGCTTCTTCTAATGCTGTTGGAGCATGAGCCTCAGTATTCCAGCCTATATGCTTTACGATGCCTTGGATTGGCTCAAGATACGCCTTGAAAAATTGTGCATCTCGATCTAAATAGGCGTCAAGGCCGAACGCTTTTGGAAGATCATGCGTGCAACTTATCACGTTTGAAAGAATTGGGTTCGGTTCTCGTAACCAAGCAAACCGAATTTTATCGCCGTCATGAATAGGCGGATAAGTTCCCTCAAGATCATGTTTCTGAAGCAAAAAATTGTATAAGAGTGATCCCTTCACCTGGATCGGCGTCCCCTTCTTGTAGACAGTAGACGCGTCGCGGTACTTGCCCATGCCCGAGATAGAGCGGGGGAACGCGATGTCTTCAAACGGCAGTTCGTCGAACGTCCGACGGAACTCTTCGTTGTAGCGCTGGAGGTCCTTCTCGTCGTTCAGCATGATGATGGTCAGGGCGTTCTTGATCGCCTCGCGGACCACCTTCGGCGTCGAGGACTTGATCGCCTCGATCCCCTTCATCTTTAGCTTGGGCTTGGTCAGGACGACGCCGTCCTCCTCGCGCATGTTCAGTATGTAGTGCTTGGTCGCGGTCCATATAGCTCTGTCTGAGATGTTCTCGAGGTTCATCTGCATCTTGTTCTCGGGGCAGCCGAAGCACCAAGAGTTGTGAACGAGGCGCTCGTCGATTACCTTCTGTATACTCGTCAGACAGAACTGACGGACGACCTGATGAATCTTGGGAGTATACAGAGTATCTCCGATAACTTTCTTGACCATCGGTCCTAGGTTGACGTACACAGAGTCGGTGTCGACCGCGATGACGTAATCGACGCCCTCCGTCTTCAACGTCTTGTTCAGGAAGATGTTTATCGCGCGCTCGACAGAGCGAATGGCCAACTGACCGGTACAGGTGATCGCTTCTGCCATGTCGAAGTTGAACCAGCGGAAGTGTACGTTAGCCAGCGCGCCGTAGCCGCTGTTCAGGGTGTCCTTCAGAGCGCGCTGGAGGTTGTGCAGCCGCGCGATGTTCTTGGTGTCGCCGTCGGCCTTTGCCTTCTTCAGCTGCTTCTGATACTTTGCTCGATCGTTGTATAACTGGCGCATCAGTTCCGGCAGGAAGCCCTTCTTGCCGCTGCTGAACTGTACGCCGTTGACCGCAGTCGAGTAATAGGCGTCTGAGACTAATCTACTGTTCTTCTCGCCGTACAGCCTAGCGAAGTCAAGGTTGAGCACCGGCGGATATGCCGAATAGTCGACGCTCGCTCCGTCTACGAAGACCTTCTTACCGATCGTCTCCGGACTGATGTTGTACTGCATGATGCCGTGCGGATAGGACGACTTCAAGTCGAAGCCGGCGACCCAGTCGGACATGCCCGGAGTCACTTCCTTGACGTACCCGCCGATCAGCGGCTTGTCTAGGTGGTTCTCCTTGTTCGGGGGAACGACGATGCCCTGGTCCATCAGGTAGTTGTGGATGAGCGCGTCCCACGGCCGTACGGTCGCTAGACAGTCTGCGTAGTTGATCTTCGAGAGGTACGCGCGAGTGAAGATCAGGGAGATGAAGCCGAGCTTCTGCTCCAGCTCGTCCACGAGCACGCAGTCCTCTATGTTGTAGTCGATGTAGCGCTGGAAATCGTGCATGTAGAGCAGCTGGAGCGACTTGTTGTCGCCGTGGTCCAGCTTTCCCCGGTCGAGCTCGATCTGCGCGATGAAGTCGAGGCGGTACGACTCCTGGTTACCGAACGTAAACTTCTTGTAGATCGGCAGGTAGTCCGCGACGAAGAGGCCGGCGAGCTCGAAGATTACTCCGCCGTCGAGCATCGTCCTGTCTTTGACTATCCCCCACGGACTGAGGCGCTTTGCTGCCGCCGTGCCGAGGACCTTGGTGATCCTGTTGTAGAGGTACGGGATGTCGAATCCCTCGATGTGCCAGCCCGTCACGACGTCCGGACCGATGATGTCCCAGTGCTTGAGGAACGCCTCGAGCATGGCAGCCTCGTCCTCGCACTTGACATAAGAAGTATCTGGCCTGGGCGCGTACGGCTTCAGACCGAACACGACGTTCTTCTTGTCGTACCTGAGCGCGATGGAGACGATCGGATCAGCCGCCTTAGACGGGTGGGGAAACGCGTCGGGCGCCATCACCTCTATGTCGAGGACGACGACGCTGATCTTTGTCTCGTCGAACGCGACCTCGCCCGGGTACTCGTCGTTGATGAACAGGTACGGCCAGTTGGTCATGCCGTAGACGTCTGAGTTTACGACGTCCTTCTGCCTCTCGATGAAGTCGCGGGCGTGCTTGATAGTTGCAAAGTCGATCCGCTTAGCGGGGCGTCCCTGCAGCGTCTTGTAGGTGCCCTCTTTATGGAGCATGAAGAGGTATGGCTCGTACGGGACCGCCTCCTTGAACGCGTCAGCGCCGTCGTACCCGCGGACGAGTAGACGGTTCCCGAACTGGGCGACGTTTGTATAAAATCTCATAGAGTCATTCTATCACGACAGGCAATAGTTGTCAAAGCCAGCGCTTGATGAAGTAGTGCGCGTCGCGCTCGAGACTTCTCTTCTCGGTGCCGTCGTCGCCGATGAACCTGAGGCCGCAGCTCGTGAACTTCTGATACAGCTTCTCGGGGTCCATCGTCATGTGGGTCTCGAGCATGATCTTGATGCTGGAAATCTTGAGTACGTCGTCGGCGTTGTCGAAGATGAACTCCTCGCCGCCCTCGATGTCGCACTTGATGAAGTCGACGTCCTTGTCTCTACAGAAAGTAGAGAGGGTGACGCCGTCGACCACTACGAAGTTGTCGAAGCTGTGGCCCCAGACAGCCTTCTGAGGAGCGAGGGAGTTGATGCTGTGCCCGCCCGGGTTGGGTGCGCAGACGTACAGTCGCACCGGCTCGTCGTAGGCAGAGATCGCCTTCTCGACGACCTCTACGTTCGGCAGGTCGGCGACCACCTGCCGAAGGATCCTCGCGTTGTCGGGGTGCGGCTCGAAGGCATAAACCTTCTTGTACTTCTCGGCGATCAGCCGAGTGTACTTACCGTGGTTCGCACCGATGTCTAAGGCGACCCCATCAGACGGCGCGAGGCGGGTGATGCACTCGAGTACGTACTTCTCGTTGAACATGAGCAGTTCCTGGTTGAGAGACTATGGTATCACGAAACGACTAAGGTGTCAACTGGCCCATTCTGAGGCGAGGTCGTCCTGGTCGCCGGCGTAGACGTTGAGGTCGATGCCGCCGTTGCCCGGACAGGTGATGCCTGGGATCGTGTGGGGTCCCTGGCCTACGCCGTCGCCGGTGTACTGCCAGAGGAAGTAGCTCTTCCATCCGCGGGGTAAGATCGCGCGCGGTCCGTACTGGCACAGCCAGAGCTTGTGCTTGGTGACGTAGTCGAAGTCTGGAGCAGACAGGTCGCCGACGTTCTCCTTAAGGCGATTGCCCGAGTAGATCACAGCCTTGCGTCCGAGGTGCTGCTCGAGGGTGTGCAGCCACTGGGCCGCGCCCTGGATAGACAGGTTAGACCGAGGGTTGTCCTCGTAGTCGAGACACACCAGGGTGTGCGCGTCCGGCGTCGCCGCCTCGAGAAAGTTGTGTACCTGGTCCTCGACGTCCGATCCGTCGTTGAAGTGGTACGCACCCCAGAGCAGGCCTGCGTCGAGCGCCGCCTGTCGGCGAGAAGCGTACATCTTGTCTCGGAACCCAGAGCCCTGAGACGCCTTATGGATCACGCCCCAGATGCCCGCGGCAGCAGCCATCTTGAATCCGTCTACCGCCGGACCGCTGCCTCCGACCGTGTCGCCTCGATAGATGTCGACTACCCGTGGTGTCATGCTCATGTCGTTCTCCCTGTCTCTTATTTATCGAGCGAGTAGTCGACCCTGCGCCATCCCGAGTCATGAGATGTAGCGAGTAACACCTCGCTGATGACGGCGTCGATGTTGTTGCGCCAGTGGTCTAGGAACTTGTGTATCCGAGGAAACTCGGGCTCTCGATCCTCGGTCTGCCAGATGAACTCGCTGAGGATCGTCGTCCTCGGGATGTAGTAGAGGACGTCGAGGGTAACGAAGACTGGACGCAAAAAGAGCCGCATCCCATATTTAGGACGCGGCTCTACTCACTCAAGTCTTACATCTCTTTGCAGACGAAGCCTTCGAGGCCCTGCGTGCAGAAAAAGTTCTGCGTCTTGTTGTTCTTGTAGATCATCTTCAGCACAGAAGAATCAGCGACGCCGGCGCTCTTGGCGGACGGCATGACCAAGACTGCGGCCGCCAGCCCCATCGCGAGCATCATTGCCGTAAAGATAACTAGGGTGGTCCATGGCTTGCGCATCAGAGCCCCCTCGTCTCTAGGCAGCGCATGCGCGCCTCGAGCTCGTAGACGTCCTGGGCGCCCTCCAGGTAGCGCTCCTGCGGGGACTTAGTAATCTCTCGCAAGATGCGCTTGAGCTTTGCCGAAAGGCAAGACAGCACTTACGCCGCCTTCTCGTTCAGGAGCTGAGGCTTCACGGACGTGAACGGGTCGCTCGCCTCGGCCTTGACCTCGATCTTCTTTGGCTTCTTGCTCTCGGGAATCACGTTCTCGAGGAACAGGCGAAGCATGCCGTTGACGAGCTCGGCGTTCTTGACCTCGATCGTGTCGGCCAGAGTGAAGTCGCGAACGAACGTGCGGTCGGCGATGCCCTTGTAGAGCACCTCGCCCTTCTCGCCCTGGGTCGGGAACTGGGACTCGGTCGAGCCCTTGACCCTGAGGATGCTGTCGTCTAGGGTGACCTCGATATCCTGGCTGCCGAAGCCTGCGACCGCCATCTCGATGATGTACTTGTTCTCTTCGATCTTGCGGATGTTGTAGGGCGGCCAGTTCGGGATGACCTTGCCGATCTGCTCGTTGAGGTCGTAGAACTTCTCAAGCATGTGATCGTATCCGATCATATACTTGTCGAAGCGGCTGAACTGTGTGAAAAAGTCTGGTAGCTGCATGTGATTACTCCTGCCCCCTGTTGCGGCGGGCTCTCGTGTGGGCGTCTCCCTTACGGCGAGACATAAAAGCTGGTACGCGATACCCGTCCAGCCCTAGCTATATATAATGCTTCGCGACTCAGTTGTCAACTGTCTCAGTTCAGATACTTGAAGAATGTTTCTCGGGCAGTTACCTCGAGAGCATGTACTTCTGAGTCGTACAAGATCATCGGGTCGCAACCGGCGTCCCTGTACTCCTTGACGTACCTGAGCGCCTCGGCGAAGCCGCCGTCTGCGTCGCCGGCGATGCCGACGAGCTCGATGAGTTCAGCCTCTTCCATTTCGACCAGTGTCATAAATACCCCATGGGCTTCTTCAGCAGCATACTCGGAGTCTTCACCGGCCCCTTCGGCACCATCCTGACCTATTTAGTAGGCGGCCTGGCCATCGCTGGAACACTGTTCACCATCCTCAAGGTCCACGACCACAACATCCGAGTCGCAGCTCTCGAGTCATTCAACAAGGCTCAGATGGAGCAGACGCTGAAGGACAAGGCCGATATGGAGGCTAAACTCAAGAAGATCGAAGACATGGCGGGCAGCGTCGCCAAGCAGCAGGCACAGGAGGAGACCAAGATCGAGTCGGCCCACGACCAGGCCGACGCCTTCATCGACGAGCAGGTAAAGGCGGGACGGGATCGTCCAGCGTCAGAGCTGCTCAAGGGAACCGTTGACAGACTGAGGAACATTGAATGAGAGCAGCAGTACTCGCCGTCGTCGGCGCCGTCCTAGCAGGATGCGCCAGCACTCCCCAGCCCCAGCTCGTAAAGACAGAGCTACGGGTGGTAACTCCGCCCGAGAACCTCTACAACTGTCCGAAGGCAGCCATCCCGCGCGTCAAGACCGAGGCCGACGTGGCGCACTTGATGGTAGACCTGAAGAAGGAGTCGTCAGTGTGTCGCAACAGCATCAACGCGGTCAAGGCGTACATGGACGGCGCGAGGGCCGCTACAAGACAGTAACTTTAGTCCCTACCGGCACCTGGTTGTACAGCTCGATCACGTCGCGGTTCAGCATCCGAAAGCAGCCGGAGCTCTCGGCCCTGCCTATCGACTTCGGATCGGACGTGCCGTGAATACGCAGCAGGGTTCCGGAGATATAGAGAGCGCGGGCGCCGAGGGGGTTGCCCGGGCCGCCCGCCATCATCTCCGGCAGTTCCGGCTGGCGCTTTCTCATCTCTTCTGGGGGATACCAGTCAGGCCACTCTGCCTTGCGCTCAATGTGGTACTGTCCCTTGGTCTGTTCACGAAAGCCGTCGCGACCAACCCCGATATGATATGTTCTAACATAGCCGTCTGGACGATACCAGGTGAGTACTCTCAGATTAGTATCAATAAGGATCTGAGGACTAGAATACTGCTGACTGATAAGAGGAAAATTAAAGAACTGAAGCAGCTCAAACGGATGCTGACGCTGCTGACGAGCAAGTGCTGGGGTAGCGATGATTACTAGTAGCACGGCGACGAGTAGGCGGCGCATGGGTTCTCCTTGGTGCGTTAGTGCTTATTTAGTGAACGGCCTTGTTCGACTGCTCGGGATTAGATTCGACGTACTCGGCCAGTCCGTGCGATATGAGCACCTTGTGTACTTCCACGACTCTGTTCTCTAGACGAATGACGCGATCGACTAGGGCGACGTTGTTCTGTATCAGTCGCTCGATCAGAGCCATCGCCTCGGTAAGGCGCTTGACGACGTCGTAGACGGTATTGGCGAGATCGCCGAGGGCTTTCACTATCTGACCCATCGTGTCAGTCATAGCGGTACTGTCTAGAGTACCTGAGAACCAGCTCATGCTACCTCCCTCAGCTCGGGCTTGTCCACGAGGATAACGTTGCTCGAGATGTAGCGAGCGAACGCCATCGCGGCCGAGAGCGTCTCAAACTGCCGGCGGCGCGGCTTGGCCAGGCTCACTAGGACCCCCGGCTTGCGCTCTGTATAGACGATCTCGTATTCCATGCGACACCTCTGTTGAAGTACCATCCTATCATATCTGGGGACGGTTGTCAACCAAAAGATAAGGGGGCCGGACCAGATTTTACCTGATCCGACCCCCTCGTAGCGCTCAAGGCGATGGAGAACCCGAGCGCTAGCCTGTCATTACGCGGTCTAGTACCGTCTCGTTACTTCGGTCCCACCACGAGATAGTATCCTGTATGCCGATGACGAACGCCTCGTGAGCGGCGCGCTTCCATGCGTAGTCGATGTCCGGTTGGATCTTTTTCTTCCACTCGATCAAGAGGTCCTCGAGTCTGCCGGCATCGGTCGGAAGACTATAGGCATGCGACGGTCGCCGTTCGGCGATGACACCGAGCAGGTGACTGATCGAGCGGCTGACGTCGACTGCTTCTCCTAGGTCATACACGGCGGTATCCCACGTAGACGTCGGCGCGTCGAGCGTGCTCGAGTCTTATTCGAGACGGATGGCAGAGCTCGTCGCGACGGCCGGCAGCGATCGCCTCTCGTCGCTTGGGATTTCCCAGGTAGTAACGCCAGGACTCGGGGTTGTTCTTTCCGAGGCGTCCCATCACGTCGGTATAGAAGACGTATCGGACTCCGTTCTTTCTGAGGTCCTTGTTCCGTGCTCGAACTTTCTTGCGTACCAGGGCGAGGATGCCCAGGTCTTCTATAGACTGGGGGTCGATCGTGCAAACGTAGCTGGGACTGCGTCCCTTGTCTCGTCTAATTTCCATCTCGTAACTCCATTGTGAGCTAGATCTTATCATATACTCAGATAAATGTCAACCCTTCTCTCTTGAGATGTCTTGCGTAGGCGTCGTAGAGGGGCCGCATCATCCGGTACGCCTCGACCTCCCAAGGCTGCTGGCGGTAGGGGTAGTCTCGAGCACGCACGCAGCGCTTCTTCCAGCGCACCAGAACCTCGTCGACGTCGTCCATGGTCCTGGTCGTGTACTGTTTTACGTGGACGAGCTCGTGCGCCAGGTCTACGAGCATGCTGCGGCGCGTCCGGTTGTGCTTTCGACTGCGGGGGTCGATGTGGATGTCGTAGCGCCAGAGGTCGCCGTAGTACCCCTGTACGTAGGCCCCGTAGGTGGGAATGCGGGTGTGGAACAGCCTGGCCCTGACTCGAGACGACCTCTGGGGGCCGACGAGACGCTTGAGCATCCAGTCTGCTGCGTACTTGAACTCTCTCTTGGAGACCGTCTTGCAGTCCCCGAACTGGCGGAGCTTCATAGGGGGCGACTCCTACCCGCTATTTATGGTCCATAAAAAAGCAATAAAAAAGGGCGCCCCGGAGGGCGCCCTGAGTATGATTTGGTGAGGTATCAGAGGGGGGTCTTGACCTGCCTGAGTATCGAGGTCGCCATCGTCAGGGCGATGCACGAGTACGCCCAGTCGTTCAGGTGCACCCGGTCTTCGTTGAGGTAGTCAGAGAACGCCATCTGCTCGTGGTCGTGCCAGTACTTCATCAGTTCGAAGCGCCTGAACACGTTGATCTGGAACACCCTGGAGAAGGCGCCGATCGTTCCGAGAGCCGACTGGTAGTCCTTCTGGACGAGCACCTTCGGAGAGTACTGGGGGTCCATCATGACGACGTCCGCCTTGGTCTTCCTCAGACGCCACAGGACCTGTCCGACGACGGGCATCTGCACGAGCACCTGGTTCGTCAGGATCGCGTTGGTCCCGAGCTGCCAGATTACTAGGTCGGGATGCTCGTCGATGACGTCCCTCTGGAGACGAGCGAGCATCTCGTGGTTCATGTCGCCGTTGACGCCCCGGTTCACCACGGTTATCTCGTGGGTGGGCAGGAACGACTGAAGGACGGCCTGGAGCTGGGCGGGGTACGCGTGAGAGGGGTCGCTCGCTCCGGCGCCGGCCGTAGACGACGAGCCGAGGGCGACGATCTTGAACGTCTTGCCCTCGTGAAGCTGCTTCTCGGTGTGGGGCAGGGGGTACTGAAAGTCGAGCAGGTCGTTGTAGAAGCAGCGCGGCTCTGCGCCGGCGGCGCTCGTAATCAGCATCAGTCCGATCAAGACCGAGAGAAACTTCATCATGTGTCCTTCGTCGTATTTATTGGTGCTCCCGAGTGGAGTCGAACCACTAGCACGTCCTTACCAAAGACGTAGTCTGCCGTTAGCCTACGAGAGCGTTGTTGGTCGCGCAGGACGGTGCCGACCCGTCTGCAGAGCCCTTATGAGGAGCTCCTGGATGCCGATCCCAGCGCGGAGATTACTCTGTATGTCATTCTTGCCCTCCAAGGGCAAGAACGTCGTATAGAACAATCGGTGTTGGATGGGGACGAGCGGATTTGAACCCTCTTCATCGGCTTCAAAGGCCGACTTGCCACCTTGGTATCCCCAGTGATTGGAGCGGACAGCGAGTAACGATCTCGCCTCATCTGCTTGGAAGGCAGTGGCCCATCCGTCTAGACCATGTCCGCGTGTTGGAGCTGCCAGGGGGATTCGAACCCCCGTTCCCCGCTTGAAAGGCGGCGTGTCCTTCCTATAGACGATGGCAGCGTGAATTGGCGGAGTGCCTCGGGATTGAACCGAATACGCTCTTGCATATACTTGGTTTAGCAAACCAGTGCCGGAACCCTCCGACCAGTACACTCCTGGAGCCCTCCGTGGGACTCGAACCCACATTCTCCAGTTACGGTTCCAAAGTTTAGGAAACTCGGCCGATTAGGAGGGCATGAAGTTGGTGCACGTCGCAGGACTCGAACCCGCATTTTCAGATCCAGTTACGGATAGTCGTTTAGAAGACGACCTCGTCTAGACGTGCTTGTTTACAGTTATCGAAATGGTATCGGTGCATATTCGGGCCTCGTCCTTCTTTTAGACAAAAAGGACAAGTATACTTGATCAAGTTATGATGAGTTCCATCATCAAGTCGTCTCTGAGCTGTCTTACGTTGAATCTCACCACCCAAGAAAGGGTGTATTTCTTCAACAACTTGTTTTCTATTGTTTTCTTTGCCCAAGAATGGATGAGTTCCTTTAGCAACCCGCTTATGGTTTTCCAGACTTGCTAACTCTGAAATGACTTGAGGAGACAATTTCATTCTTTGAGCTATTCTATAACAGGCGGCATAGTCGCCCTGCTCTAGATGGATCTCATAGTGATTCTGGATAGTCGTCGCCAACAGGTTCTCAATCCGGTTGTTGGTCTTGTCGCCGTCTTTGTGGTGAATCTCATAGGCACGACCATCCGCTTCCCGTGGGATGGGACCGTAGTGCTGCTCATAGATTTTTCTATAAATATGCATGCTGGCCTCCGTCAAGGTTAGAGCCGGTGGGTCTGATCACCGTGACCGGCGTTCTATTTATAGACCTAGATTTATTGGAGCACCAGGCGAGACTCGAACTCGCATATAACAGCTTTGCAGGCTGCCCCGTGACCTCTCCGGGCACTGGCGCGTGATTGGCTACGGACACCGGACTCGAACCGATCTCGTCAGCTTCAGAGGCTGACTTCCCGCCTTGGGTATCCGCAGTGATTACTCTACGTCGAAGAAGTGAAAGGCGCCGGCGCCGATCATCGCGATCGCGCCGCCGTGCGGCCACTGGTACAGGCGGTTCGTGACCATCCCGTCCGCGTCTGACCATGCCTCCAGAGACTCGTGCTCGTCGCGAGTGATCGAGCGACGACCGTAGACCATCTCCATCGTCATCTCGTGGGAGGCGCGCTGCTCCTCGGGTCCCATCTCAGCCATCTTCTTCTCCTGTTGGTCTCCGCACGGTGTTCTGCCCACCGACCTCCTGCTTCCAAGGCAGGTACTCTTCTAGCACGAGCTTTGCAGAGTTGAATGGCACCCCGGAACTTTTGTGCAGCTGAGCCATCCTACGATGACTTACTTAGCCGGGGTTGTTTCGAATGGAGGTTCCACCCCGACTCGAACGGGGAACTCGACCTTCGCAGGGTCGTGATTTATCCAGTTAAACTATGGAACCGTGATTGGCAGGGCCTACGGGAATCGAACCCGTCTTGCTCGGTTGAGAACCGAGTTTCCTAGCCGATAGAAGAAGGCCCCTTGATTGGCTCCAGCGGCTGGTTCCGACCCAGCATCGACATGAGTTAACAGCTCACCGTCCTTACCATTTGACTACGCTGGAATGAAAGTTGGTGGAGTAATCGGGTACCGCCCCCGACGCGACAATCTTGCAAGGATCGTCTGCACCCTTGTGCCTACCCCGTTGTTGGTCCCCTAGAACGGAATCGAACCGCTGACGCACTCCTCTTCAGGGAGCCGCTCTACCACTGAGCTACACGGGGTTGTGTTGGCGCGGAATGTGGGAGTCGAACCCACGCTGCGAGTGTGGCACACTCGTCGACTGCCGTAATCTTTATTCCGCTTTGATCTTGTTTTTTCCGCAATATGTCGGTGTCTGTGCATGACAGTTAGGACACAATATGCGTAAATTTTTTAACTTATGATTTTTTGAATTACCGTCAACGTGATCAAGGTGCATTGACAGCGGCTTCTTATTCCATTCTGTTATCCCACATTCTTCACACTTATTACTTTTGACGCCTTCCTTAAGAAGTCTTCTTTTAAGATGTGGAGTAGGATACTGAGGATGCTGGCCATCGAGAATTTCATCTAAAGCAATGGGTTTCTGATATCCGCCATTTACGAAGGTCAAGCCGAGTTTTTGTGCTCGTCTAAAGATAGTTATATCGGGAACCAAGAATTTAGCAGCCAGACGCCCAAGTGTGGGTTCTTTATTGTAGGCGCTAATGAGTTCTTGATCAGTAAATCTGTCTTTGTGTTTCTGCTGCATATTCTATATATACAATCAGTTTTGAAAACAGACTTTAACATGGGATCAAATTTTACGAGAATGGTCCGCTACCTAGGAATCGAACCTAGCAGGCTATAAGCGCAGCTTTTACAGAGCCGCTCAGTCCCCAGACTTGCCGTAACGGTTGAGTTGGTTGCGCAGCTACGAGTTACACGTAGGTCCTAAGTTTATGAGACTTAGATGGGGTTCCTCCACTACCGCGCCGTAAGAATTGGTTGGCGAGTTGCACGCCCACGGTTTTACATCCGAACTCATGCTATTAGATTTATGCGAGCAGTAATAGGAATGAATACCTATCTCTTGGGCCGCTGGTCGCGCCGGCCCGACTGTTGCTCTATTTATATCACCTCGACGATAAGTTGTCAAGGGAATTGGCGGAGGGCCCGAGAATCGAACTCGATACCGTCTGGTACGTCCTGTTTTCGAGGCAGGCGCGAGGGGCCACCCCGCTTGTACCCTCCTGGCGGAAGACTGTGGTCTTGATCCACAAGCACTCGCGCGCTCGTGACGCTTTCCAGGCGTACCTGCCCTCCCGAGCAGTTAGTCTTCCTTATTGGCGGATGCCAGGCTGTGTCGATCACCATACCGTGAGGTACCTGCCGGGTTCAAACCGGAGACGGGAGCCGTCCCGCGTTGGCATCCTTGAATGGAGGTCCCAGCAGGATTCGAACCCGCGTTTTCAGCTCCAGCTACGGTTTACGACGTTCGAAGCGTCGTTCGGCTATGGGACCGTTATTGCTCGCCGTCTCGCTTGGAGCGGCTGTGGTAGAACTTAGACATCGTGACCTTCTGGATCAGACGGTCGTCCTTGAGGATCGAGGGACCCTTCAGCGACTTGCCGTCGATCGCCATGAACGTCGCCTCCAGCAGGTGGTCGAGGTCGGGCGAAGACGGATTGACGTAGAGGACCTCTAGGTCTATCGGATAGTCGATCGGCAGGTCTGTCTGTGCAGAGATGGATCGACGAGCTGAGTCGAGTATGTCCTCGCGGTACTGCTGAAGCGCCCGCCGGTGCATCCGCTTGTGCGGAGCGTGGTGCAGGTTGAGCTTGAGTACCGGCGGGAACGCGCTGTCGTCCAGCCTTACGAAGTAGCCTCTCATAACGTCCTCATAGTGTGATTGGTCCGCCGTATAGGTAACGATCCTATCCGAGAAGGCTTATCTGGCCCAACTGCTTATAAGACAGTCCTGCTCACCTGAGCTACAGCGGTTTATTGGTCAGGGTGCGGTGTTCTGCCCACCGTCCACTTCCTTCCGAGGGAAGTAATCTTCTAACACGATATTCACCCTGTCGATTGGCGCTTCGTAGGGGAGTTGAACCCCTCTCAGCCGGTTGACAACCGGACCGCCACACCCGCAGCGTCACGAAGCTTGTATTGGTGTCCGACGTGGGACTCGAACCCACAAAAACCCGGCTTCTCAGGCCGTCAGGTGTGCCATTTTCCATAGGTCAGTCGGACGTTTTTGGTGTGCCAGGTGGGGATCGAACCCACATTTTCAACCTATTACCTTACTCGAGATTAAGAGTCACGGAGGTTACTGGCGCGTTGTCTTGTTTTTGCTAAAGTTGTTCGTATTTTTTGCTTTGTTTCTTCGGAGCGCGGTTTACCGAACATTGGATTATTTTTGCCGGCAATCGCAGGTCTTGGACCTTTTAACCGTTCAATCGTCTCCGGTTTGTGTTTTTTACCAGTCCAACTTTTGTTACCCAGTCTCTTTTTACGTTGTGCTTCTGAATTGTGCAACTTTTCAGAATTTTTCTGAATCCACAGTTTTACTTGTTGTTTGTGGAACTCAGACTGTTTTTTGCCTTTAAACCCTGGTGATAAATTGCTGTTGATGTAGCCCCAACCGCCTTTGCCACCTGGGCACAAGTTGTAATTGGTCTCGCGATCTGGAACTACCATGATCCGCTCAGCGAGATTGATGTCGCCTTCGTTGTTTGCCTCGATCAAGATCTCAGTCTTGAAGTTCTCGATGCCGTACTTCTTGATAGACCGCTTAAGCAACTTACCAGACCCCATGTAGCCGTCGTTGACGTCTCGAGTCTTGTGTTTGCCGATGTAGTACTTGCCGTTGACTAGACAAGTGGTTTTGTAGATCACGTAGTGCATTTAGTTGCCTCCTAGCAGAGGATAGCGGTCAAGCTATTTATCGTGCTAGGAGGTCTATGTAGACCAGGTGGGGTACGATCCCACATAAATCCGATTAAAAGTCGGAGCCGTAGCCAATTCCGGTCACTGGTCCATGAGGCTAATCCAAGTCCCGCTGACTTTGATCGGGTGAAGAGCATCTGCTCAACTTGAACGGTGTTGGTACGCGTGGTAGGTACTGCCCCTACTTGCAAACGGTTATCGGCCGCTTCCTTCGCTTCTGAGATCACGCGTGTGTTGGTGCGTCTTGTAGGAGTCGGACCTACTGCTTCCACCATGTCGGGGTGGCACTCTACCGATGAGTTAAAGACGCTTGAATTGGTAGTCCCTGACGGAATCGAACCATCGTGGCCGCCATGTAAGAGCGGTGTTCTCCCATTGAACTAAGGGACCGTGAAGTTAAAGCACGAAACTAATAAGCCGGATTCTGTATAAGATGATCATCTGACTTGATCTACGGTTGCCCGCAGATTCTTTGCCACAACCCGGAACTCAACGGCTGATACTATCCTCGTTCCTGTTTGTGTCGCTCCCGATAGAGAATGGCACGTTTCACCCGAACTTAATCGGCTCGTTTCTGTTCCTCTAATCCTCAGGTTACCCTGGATGGTTGTTAACCACTATCGTGTATCTTGGAGTCCGGACTTTCCTCCCCGTAGGGCGATCATCTGGTTTCGTGCTTTAATAGATTCAGATATTTTTTTTCGATGTTCAGGGGTTAATGCTTCTTTCTTCTTTTTGTTGTGTTTCCGTTTTCGTAAACTTTCTAAATTTTTAGGACTTAGAGAACCACCATATTTTTTAGATAATTTAAGCATGACTTCTGAAAGTTTTCTTTTATGTTCTAAACTTTTAGGAATATTTTTATTGGCTCGACCTGCATTCTTTTGTATCTCATAGATCAATTCTTGTTTAGTTATCATTCCACTAAGAGATAACCATGCACTTTTATCTTGCCATTCTCCCAATTCTTCATATCTAATTCTATGAAGGAAGGCATGTAATGTCACATTGCAACGTAACAGATTTCGCGGAGTATTAGTTCCGCCAGCATGTTCTGGTATTATATGGTGCATGTGCCAAAGCATAATTTATTTATCCTTAGGTATTTCATTTGCACAACTAAATGGTTGATCTTGGCAGAGGATGATACGATGATCCACATAATGGACATCTTGGCGCTTCAGCTTGATCCTCTTGAGTCCCTGGTCACATAGAGTGCAGGCCATGATATTTCCTTTTGGTGTCCAAGGTGGGATTCGAACCCACAGCATCCTACGTTTTAAGCGCGGGTGGTCTGCCAGTTGCCTACTCGGACTTGATTGGTACCCCAGCCGGGAGTCGGACCCGGACTCAACTGCTTTTGAGGCAGTCCGCTTTGCCCTTTGCGTACTGGGGTGATTGGTGTTCCGAGTGAGATTCGAACTCACACTGTACGGCTTCTGAGACCGTTGTCTGCTGCCAGTTGGACTACCGGAACTTGAATTTCGTCCCTGTTTTTAATGAGGTGCCGGGAACCTCAACCGGTAAGCACAAGAGCAGATCTAGAAACCGCTCAATAGTAATCCGGCAATTGGTGCGAGCCGGGGGAGTTGAACCCCCAACCACATGGTTCTAAACCATGCCGCTTTGCCTGTTTGCGTAGGCTCGCTTTAATGATTCTGAGATGCGGCGTTTTGTTTCTTCAGACCGTGATTTTCCATATTGAGAATTTTTTGGCCCAACATGCTTTCCAATGTGCGAACGACGCATCTTTTGTTTTGTAACGTCAGAGTGTTTTTTACCTCTCCACCATTCTTGAGATATTTGTTGTGCTAAAAGCATATTCTTAATAGCAGATTTACGACGCTTTTCGGTGAATGGTTTTTTTACAAGAATATCTCTACAAACTTTAGCGGCCGCCCGGCGTTGTGCTAGCGGATGGGCTAAACCATTAGCATTGACATATCCCCAGCCGCCATGGCCACCTGGACATAGGTTGTAATTAGTCTCGCGATCTGGAACGACCAAGATGCGCTCGGCAAGATTTATGTCGTACTCGTTATTAGTTTCTATGATGACTTCGGTTACAAAATTCTCGATGCCATACTTCTTGATGGCCTGCTTAAGCAACTTACCAGACCCCATATAGCCGTCGTAAGGGTAGCGCTTCTTGAGTTTGTGTTTACCGATGTAGTACTTGCCGTTGACGAGACAAGTCGTCTTATAGATCACATAGTGCATTTAGTTACCTCCAGGACTATTTATCGTCCTGGAGGTCTGTGCAAGGGGCGTAGGAATTGAACCCACTCTTGTGAGGTTGGAGCTCACCGTGCTACCGTAACACTTGCCCGATTGGTACCGAGTGTAGGGATCGAACCTACTTTTCCGGGTCCACAGCCCAGCGTTCTACCATTGAACTAAAACGGCGTGATTGGTGCCGATCAGAGGAATCGAACCCCTGCACCTCGCTTACAAAACGAGGCCTCTGCCACTAAGGTTAGATCGGCGTGATTCTGGGAGACACTCAAGCGCCCGCTCAAGTGCTCCGGCGAGTAGACTCTGGACCGGGCGGTCCTCTCTACCGTGATGGTGCCGACTGCAGGAATCGAACCCGCGGCCTCTACCTTACGAGGGGAGCGCTCTACCATTTGAGCTAAGCCGGCTTGAAAGTATTTCAGTCTCGCTGGAAACCAGAGCGCGCCCTCTTGGGCCGACCTACCAGTCAAGTACCGTGAACCGGGCGTGCCATGACAGCACGCATGCGATCCACTTGAACATTAGGTAGAGGGTGGAGGGAGAACTTGAGTGGGTTCCTCGACCCTCTGCCTAATGTGGCAGAGGAAAGAACCCTCTGCCGGTTAGGCGATATATGTCCCTTGGGGGGACAAGAAGCTATCACGCGCTTCCGAGCACCAGCCTAGTGCTGGTTTCGATATGCGCTTGGTATTATGTCTGACCGCTCGGGTCATCTTGCTTCCTACTTTAGTTGCTGGTCGGAACTTACCCGACAAGGAATCGTCCATTGCTTCTATATATATCACGACGCGGAATAGATGTCAACTCGCGACAACTTTTTTTCCGGGTCTTTTCTCGAACGATCGGTGCCGGTGCATCAATCGTAGACAGATAGTACACTATTCACGGTTATTTGTCAACCAGTTATTTTGTTCAACGATATCAAGCACTTAGGTCGCGGCGCTGGATTATGTAGTACTTGTCGGGCTTCTCGAGCACCATGAAGAGCCTGGCGTAGGGGTCGAGTATCTTCTCGCCGTCTATCCTGACGGCGCCCTGCTCGATGGCGCGGCGCGCCTCGGACTTGGTCTTACACAGACCAGCGAGCACGTACAGCTCGGCGACTTCTTTGCCGACCGGGGGTACCCGAGATTCTGATGCGATCAACGGTATCATCTTTGTCGGGGGAGGGCGCCGGCCCTCCCCCTCGTCGTTAGTAGGCCTGTGCGACCTGAGTGTAGCGATGACCGCGATGCCGCGAGGCATAGCGGGTGCGACGGGTGTTATGACCGGCGCTCGCTGTTCTTGAGTAACCAGCGGTCGGTTCGACATACGCGACTAGGTTCTTGCATATGTCTCGCACGTACTGGCCCTTCTCGTCTGCCACGACTGCGTGGCACCCGTCGACGACCTGGACAATGCGGGACACGTGCCCCGGACCGTACCCGTCGCCGCCGCCTCGGCCGTGTCGCGACTGTACGACCACGGCACCAGCGTGAGCAGTAGTGTGGGGAAAGTCATCGGCCCACTTGAGGGCGATGTTGCTGCCGACGCCGTAGTGCGCTCGCTGCGTAGCGCCGCAGACGAGACCGTGCAGGCCCCCTCTTCGTTGCTTGCGAGCAGACATGGTAACTACTTCGTTCTGAGCTGTCTCAGTCTGAGTAGCCGGCTTGACATCGCATCCCGCACAAACTACCGGTTTGGGCTGGGGACGCTGCTTCGCCTCTGCGGACCCTGCGGTGATGGCGATAGATGCCGCTGCCAGGATCGGCAGCAGTACTTTCGTAATCATCGTTTAACTCTCCTTATCTTGTTACACAGACAAACCCGATTGAGTTTATCCTTTGCTCACAAATCACCCACGACATCATTGACGTTTTTACAAGTTAAATTGTGGGGGATAGTCTATTTATGTTGAGAAAACATAAATAAGAAGCCGGTCGCGGATTGGAGTCCCACCGGCACTAACCTTGGAGGAGGCCAGCATGCTCCCTATTTATTTGTATATCAAGACCCATCGTAAAACTGGGTTAAAGTATCTCGGAAAGACAACTCAAGATCCTTTCAAATACGAAGGTTCTGGCACATATTGGAAGAACCATCTTAAAAAGCACGGTAATGATGTAGAAACTTACGTTATTGGCGCATTTTCGTCAAAGAAAATAGTGACTATAGCAGGACGATATCATTCTGCATGGTTAGATATCGTTGAAAGCAATGAATGGACAAATCTTATACCAGTTACTTGCTTCGAATAGGTCTCGAGCAGCATGTACTTCTCGTTAGCCGTGACGGCTTTAGTAAGTATAGTCATGTTCTCTCCGTTGATGGTTAGATGGTATCACAGTCCGGGTTAGTTGTCAATCGCCGGCGATGATGCTCAAGATTTCGTCGCAGTGCAGTATCTCGTTGTGCGAGTAGTTCAACTGGACGGTGACGGCAGACTGCTCGAGTCTCTTCTGAGAGTCTACCGAGATGACTCCGTCGTTGCTGGCGCCGCCGACGAACGGCAGTCCGCGGGTGGCGACTACGTTGGTCCAAGGAACTCGAGACTTCTCTGTCCTCGGCATTCTGACCGCGGGAGAGTTAGTCTTGAGCTCCGCCATCATATTCACTGGGACGAACATGTAGTAGGGGAGGGCGAACCCGCCCCACGGCGCGGCTATCGACACGCCCCGGATCACGTTCTCGCAGTTCTGTGCGACGTGCCAGCCGATTACTCCTCCGAGGGAGTGCCCGACGACTACCGTCGGACCCGAGAGGGTGTGCGCCATCCCGCGCTTCACGACGTCGTCGAAGTTCTCGTTCATGTCGTATGTGAGGTAGCTCCTGGAGTCAAAGTTGAGCGACTGGTCCACGGACCGCCAGGACAACTTGGTCGCACCGAGGCCGTGGATCAAGACGTAGTGCACCTGCGGCCTAGGGGCGACGAGATCGCGAACCGAGGGTGGCTGGGTCATCGGTTGGGGATGCGAGCTGAAGGCCTCCCTTATTGTAGAGCTGAGTGACCCGAGCTGCTTTGTCAAGGATTGCATTGCGAGTTTCTCTACTCTCCAAATGAAGCTTTGAAAACAAGCCTACCCTCGCGGTAGACCTCGAGTCTCCCGTGAGTCCATGACTTGGGTAGGGTGAACCACTCGACGCTTCCACCGTCTTGACCCAGGCCGATCTTAATAACTTCTCGTCGCGGCGTAATCGGATCCATAGGGTACTTAGACCCCTCTTTGCCAGCCACTTCTCGTGTTGCTTCTGGGCTTCTGTTTTTGTCATCATCTGAATGACTCATGATTATACTTATGTCTTGCGCACCGGCGCGCCCCTCAGGTACTCAGAGATCGCGTACTTCTCCGGCGCAACGCCGAGCTCCTGACAGACTTTTCTGAGGAGTCTCGAGTCTAGGTTCGTCCACGCCTGCTCTCCGTTCTGGAGACCCCTGACGACGTCATCTATGTGACGCTCGACGTCGCCGAGGAGCATCTTTAGATGGCCGTTGCAGACCGCGAGGCGCAGTTGCTTCCGCGCGACGCTGCCGAAGCGCTTTACGTGCTGTTCTGAGTAGACGGACGGTTTTTGCTTCTTCATTCTTTGTCCTAGTAAAAAGGCGCTTCCGAAGAAGCGCCTTCTTGTTCCCACGTCGGAACTTACAGTACCTACTTAGGCAGCGAGACCGCTGTCGTAGGCGCCCAGCATGGCGTAGCCGGCGGCGACCATGCGTCGCGTCGGGGTGCCGAGTCGGTAGACCTTGCCGGCGTTACCGTTGCTGAAGTACTTCGTGTTGCTGTAGATCGCGTAGCCTTCCTTGCGGAGCTCGGTGATCGCCGAAGTCGGGTAGGCGATTCCAAAGCGGCTCGTGATCTGAGCAGCAGTAAAGTCTTGACCGCCCGAGAGGGCCTTGATCAAGCGTTGGTTCTTAGTAGTCATTGTTTCTCCTTGAAACTGAGTGTAGCGATAGTGCTTATCTCTTCTACTGTCTCATCATACCACGACAGTCAATCCTTGTCAAGGTAAGATTACCTAGGCAGTCATCGGGGTCCTGGCCAGTTTTTCTTCCACTCGTTACCGGTAGGCGGAGGACAACCGAAGTCGTCGAGACCCGGAAACGCCGAGGGCAGCTCAGGCGGAGCCGACACGTCTATCCCGCGGTGCTTGAGTCCGCGATAGCTGTCGTAGTAGAGCTGGAGGTGCGAGCACGCGGTTGACTCGAGTTCTAGTGCCACCGAGCTAGTCTTGAACTCGGTAGACTCGCCCCAGCCGGTAGCTAGGTTTCCCGACGTCTTCTCTTCTCCAGAAGCACTGGCCGCGAAATCGCGCGAAGATTCAGCGCTGCACTGCGCAGACGCTAGGGTAGACGTAAAGTTAGAGTTGTTGAGCGAGGCAGCAATTCCGGAAGCACCAGTAAATCCAGTCGCACCAGAGTAATCACCGCCGTTGCCACCGAAGAGGCGGTAGTTAGGAGGGTACGCCGGCGACCAGTAGCCGTTGTTCCAGTGATAGTGCTGATGAACTACCGACGAGACCGACGGTATGGGCACCAGCTTTGCCTTTTCTTTGTATGCGAGTAGTCCGATGACTCCGACATTGCTCAGGTTGCCCTGGTTGTACGCCTCCTGGAGGTCTGAGAAATAGAACTTCGACGCGCTGTCTCGGTCTATCCTCCAGCCAGGGATCGTCACAGTATTATAGGCGTCGACGACGTAGCCCCTCTCCCACTCCTTGTCGCCGGTCAGTACGTTCAGACCGTCGACCGACAGGACCACCTTGACTCGAGAACCTAGGTGGTTCTTGACGCGGAGACAGTAGTCACTGCCCTTGCGTCCCTCGATGAAAGTCTTGCCTTCGTGGGAATACTTGCGGACTGCTCGTCCGTTGATCATCACGTCTAGGGTGACGTTGCTCATGTAGGCCTCCTTGCCTGCTGTGAGGACTTAGTTCGTGCCTTCTTGCACTCTGCCTCTTACAGAGATATGTATGGCGCCGGAGGAGGTATCTGGCAGACTCTAGTAAAAATGTACGACCCTGTAGCCTGCGCGCTTCAGTTCTGCAAGCAGTACGGGAACGGCGGCGGCGCTGTTCGGATGGATGTCGTGCATCAGAACGATGCCGCGGTGCTGGTTCTCTCCGAGCTGGTGCAAGACGTTGTAGACGATCCGTGCGGTGCCGTAGCCCTTCCAGTCGTCGGAGTCTGCATCTACGCTCCAGACAGAGACGTGCTGGCTCCTGAGGACGCTCTCCATTCCGATCGTGCGGTCTAGGCCCGGAAAACGAAACGCGGGAACGTAGCCACGGCCGGCGACCCGTCTGATTATGTCGATGCTCCTGCTTACCTCTAGCTCGGCGACGGGCAGCGGGACGAGATGGAACGGCTGGGGATGCGTCATCGTGTGAGAGCCTACCGAGTGACCCTCCGTCACCTCTCGTCGGATCACGTCGGGAAACTCTCTCGCGTTCTTGCCGAGGACGAAGAACGTCGCGTGGACGCAGTAAGACTTGAGCGCCGCGAGGAAGGCGGGAGTGTACTTGGGACTCGGGCCGTCGTCGAAGGTCAGCACTACCTCGTGGTCTTCTAACGGCAGCGTCTGCTTATAGTTGACGTGCCCGACTCGCTGGTACGAGTCGGCGTCTAGGGCGACCCTGCGCTCGGGAATGCAGTCTGCACTCGCCGCGGTCGATACGAGCAGGGCGAGGGCGACGATCAATTTTCTCATGGGTTTCCTGTTCCAGAAAGTAAAAGGGAGCCCGAGGGGGCTCCCTTGATATTTATTCGTGAGAGGCCTAGGCGGCCTTCTTCTCTGCGGCCTTCGCCTTGACCATGTCGTGAAGCATCTTGGTCGCCGGCTTCATGCCGTCGACGATCTTCGGCGCCTTGACTATCACGGCGTTCGCGATCTTTTCAGCAGCCTTCGAGACGACGTGCTTCGGAGCCTTCACGGCCTTCGCCTTCTTGGCGACGGGGGCGCGCTCGACGGCGTTTCGCTTCGGCCAGGCCTTGGTAGCACCGGCCTTGTCGTTGATCAGTCCCGAACGGAGCAGCCAGCGGATGTGCGACTTCGCGGCGGTGCGAGCGAACTCGGCCCCGAGCGCTTCCGCGACGATGGTGGCGATCTCGTCGAACGGCTTGTCGATGTTCTTCTCGATGACCTCGATCGAGACGCGGGTGACCTCACCGCGCTTTGGTTTGGTATTGGTAGTCATCATATTCCTTTCCGTAGGCCCGGACAATCCCGGGACCCAATGATAGATAGATCGTATCATACCAGGGAATAATTGTCAACCAGTAAAAAAGTCAATAGAATCAATGGGTTAGGTCGGCCAGCGGGTGTACTTGGGAACTAGGGACCAGTCGCCCTTCTCGGCGTGCTTGATCACCTTGATCGACCCGGAAGCGGCACGTGGCTCGAGAATGCGTGACTCGTCGATGACCGTACAGAGGTTCCAGGAAGCAAGCATCGCGGCGATAGAGTTGCGGCGCGCGCGATCGTCCTCGGTGAAAGAGGAGGGCTTGCCATCACTTGCAAACCGTTCCTTAAAGTGCATGACAGCATAGCGTCCATTTTTATGCACGATATGACAGGACTGGAACAGGGTCTTGCTACGTTTAGAAGCGATGCCAATTCTCGTTAAAGTCTCCTTGATTTTTAGAAAATCTTCATCAGAATGAAGTGTTATCTCAACCCCATACCCCTTGAAGACGTCATAGTCAATATCAGACATCATTGCCTCGTATAAATAGAACGCCGGTCACGAGCGCAAACTCTACCGGCTCTAACCCCCAGGAGGGACCAGCATGTCTATTTATCTTTACATCAAAACACATCGTAAGACCGGACTCAGATATCTCGGAAAGACAAACCGGAATCCACATAAGTATATTGGTTCCGGCACATACTGGCGCAATCATCTCAAAAAGCATGGCAATGACGTCCACACTATGATCGATAGCACCCATGAAACAATAGAAAGTCTACGGAAAAGAGGTTTAGAACTCTCTGAGCAGTTAGACATAGTCAATTCTTTAGAATGGGCGAACTTAATACCAGAAAATGGAATGGGCGGGGCAGTTATAGGACACTCCACGCCAAAAGAAACTCGCTTAAAACTAAGTATCTCAAATAAGAAAGTTAGAGAATCTGAGGAAGCCAAAAGAAAACTCTCACAGATCCAACTACAACACCATGCTGAACATCCAGAAAGACGTCTCAAGGCTGCTAAAAGTTTATTGGGACAGAAACATAACGCCGAAAGAAAAAAAGTAAGAGCACTTCGAGCACAAGAACAGTGGTCATCCGAAGAAAAACGGAAGCAAAAGTCTGAAGCGATGCGCGGAAACAAAAATCGACTTGGAACTTCTACTTCTGAAGAGGGACGTCTCAACATGGCTAAAGCTCAGCGCATCAGATACGCTAATCGGCAGTTGCCTTCTTTAGAATATCTAACTGAGCACGAGTTAAAATGTGGGTTGCTTCTTCAGCCCTAATCCGTGAATAATTGTAATAGTGCTGAACAGCATCTATGTCTTCTGAAGATTTAGACTTAACCCACTTAGAGAATCTCCGACGCTTTCGTACTGCTTGTCTAAGATATTGGAATTGCATATCGAGATCGAGATGAGACAGTTTACTCATCTCAAGTGCGTACATAATAGTGTCGGGGAAGTACGACAGCGCCCTATTCGTGATAAAGGAGTTGTATCCAGTCTCGCCTTCAGCCATCAGGTCCTTCTTGGACTCATTGATGGCTGCAATAAAATCAAATGGGCCACTCATCGGAATTTTATCTCAACCATCAATTCTGCTAAGCAGGCTGCAAGATTGATCTGCGGATCAACCACAAAGGCTGCTTGAAAGGCATACTTACCTAAGATAAGCACCAACATCGGAATACTTGCTGGTTCCAGCATGTCTGCTGCCTGGTCGTAGAACTGACGGAACACGGCGTTCTGGTCGACGTCCGAGTTCTCTCCGACCCACTTTCTTACTGCGGTGAAGTTCTTCTGCCGCATGTGGTCGATGAGCTCCTTGATGGAGACCTCGGCAAACTTCGCGAGGATGCCCGAGTCGATGTTGTTGTCGGTCTGGGCTGCGTAGCGCTGGAGCTCGTTGAGGATGCGGCGCCAGTCAGGATAGTGCTTGGTGATGACCTGGGCGAGGACGGCGGGGTCGTACTTGACCTGCTCGTCCTTGAGGATTCCCTCGACCCGCTTCATGAACTGCCCGGCCAGCTTCTTGACCTGAGACTTGTCGATCGCGAAGTCAATCACCGAGCACCTGCTGTGCAGCTCCTTGATGATCTTGTTCTTGTAGTTGCAGGTGAGGACGAATCCGCAGTTCTTGGAGTACTGCTCCATGAAGTTGCGAAGGGCTGGCTGGGTCGACTGGGCGTTGAGGTAGTCCGCCTCGTCCAGGATCACGTACTTGCGGCCGCCGGAGAACGACACCGCAGACGCGAACGTCTGGATCTCGTTGCGGAGGGTGTCGATGTTGCCGTGGAGGGAGCCGTTGACCACGATATAGTCGCACCCGAGCTCCTCGCACATCGCGCGGGCGATCGTAGTCTTGCCGACGCCTGGTCCGCCCGTGAGCAGCAGGTTGGGGACGTTCTTCTTGTCGACGAAGGTCTGAAAGACCTTCTTCAGTTCTGTAGGAAGTATCGTGTCTCTGACGCGGTGCGGACGGTACTTCTCAGTCCACAGAAACTCGCGGGGGTCTTGGGTCGTCATCATGTTCTTCTCCGAGAGGCTCATAGGTCGCCTCAAAAATGTCTGGCTTGCAGGGGTAGATCTCGCCCTTGACTCCCTGGATTATCCAGTCGCCAGGACCGGCAGTCATGAGACCCTCGAGCGTCGCGATCGTCAGGTGCTCTCTCGATCCCTCTGACAGATCTGCCGGTCTGTAGACCTTACCGCTCATGGTTGCATCGAGCAACCAGATCGGAAGGTTGAACGGATCGAACGCGGCGCCGTTCCACTGAACGGCCTCGATTACTACTGGCTTCTTTCGGTACTTCATGGTCCGCTCATCATCTCTTGTAGGTCTACTAGTGCGTCTTTGATGTCTTCGTCTGGTCCTGCCTCGCCTATCTTCTGGATCAGCGGGAACAGTTTTATTACGCGAAGGGCTGCGATGCCGTGCTTCGTTGGATTGATCGCGTCGGCGATGTCGGTCAGCCAGACGTTGTCGAAGAGTTTCATGGTCTTGTTTCCTTCAGCAGCAATGCGTCCTATGTCCGACGCAGTACTTTCCATGTTCATTTCTCTAGCGGCCTTCAGCGCCTCGTACTCAATCATCAGAACGTGCTCGCCTGGTCGACGACGATGTAGTACTCGACCTCGGGTCCCTTCCAGCGAGACAGTCCCTTTGCAGTTATCGAGACCTCGTAGTCGCCCGGCAGCATCCTCAGGTTCTCCTCCTTGAAGATGGCACGGAACTTCTTGTCGGTCTTGCCGACGTCTACAGAGAAGACGTCGGACGTCGGGTTCTTGGTGTCGAGCGCCTGGACGTACATCTTTTTGTCGAGGCCGCAGATCGCGACCTCGGGCAGTCCGAGGACGCTCTTGGCCTTGAGTAGTTCTGCTAGGCTGGCGGCCGACAGTTCGAACTGGACGTCCGGCGCGGCGAGTTTTGGGTCCTTCTCGGGAGGCAGGACGAGCAGTCCAGGATCGGCCAGGGTGTACGTCACCCGTCGACCGTCTCCCTTGATCGTCACCGTCTTGTCCGAGACGTCGAGCTCGGCGTCTGGACCGAACAGCGACAGGACGCTCACGAACTTGGATATGTCAGAGATCGCGAACTTCTTGTCGAACTCCTGGTCGACGACTGCCTGGGCATACACCGTCTTTCCCTTCGAGAAGGTAGTCAACTTGTTGCCCGGACGGAACTCGAGTCCGTTGTTAATGTCCGCGAAGTGCTTGAGCATCCGCGTGGTCTGCTGCGTGATCTTCATTACTTTTTCCTCATGTGGATCATTATAACACCGGCAGTGTTACTATGCAAGGCGATGTTACTTTGGTTTTCCGTCCGCGCCGATGATGTGCGGCTTGTGGTCCTCGACGCCTATCTGGGGAATGACCTTCTTGTCGCTCCTCCTGAGCATGCTCGGGTCTGCGGTCGCGGGCGCGCCGATCATCGCCAGGTCCTTGAGGGAGCCGCCGAAGACGTAGGAGCCGACGTGGCTCATCTTCATCCACGGGCAGAACCACACCTTCAGGCCGGCCTCGATGGCCCTCTGACAGAACCAGTAGTCCTCAGAGAGATAACGCTTAGTTGCTGAAGCATAAGCGGTCTCATAGGCCTCGACGGCTCTCTTAGCGATGTCTTTGAGTGCTACCCCGTAATCAGCATCAACGTCTCCAGCGATCTTCTTCAGCGCCGGCATCAGGTACTCGTAGGCGTCTGGCTGGTCTATCTCTGCCTGGAAGAACTGGGTGACCATCCGAGTGCCGTCGAACGCTGCAGTACGGACGTGGTCTGGACGGAAGCGATAGCGCGGGTATCGCTCGTTGAAGCGATCCATCGCCGAGCGCTTGATCATCATGAAGCCGGTACCTATCTCCATGACCTCGCAGGGCTCGTTGATGTTTATGGAAGCGGTGCCGGCGCGAGGATTGAAGACGTAGTCGCCGATAAAGTTCTCGAGGATCGACGCGTCGCGGAGGTTCTCGTTCGGATTCTGGGGATCGCCGTAGCCCTTGTCTACCGCCATCCTGACCTTCTCCCAGCTTATGCACTTCTTGGGATACGGGCCGCCGATGACGTCGTACGGGTTGCTGTCTGAGCAACACATCGCTAGGAGGGACAGGACGTCGTTAGCCTCGAAGCCCAGGTCCGAGTCGATGAACATCATGTGGGTGCAGTCAGAGCGCATGAACTCGTCTGAGCAGTAGTTTCTAGCACGCGTGATCAGCGACTCGTTGAAGAGGTAGTATATGCTGATCGGGATGTTGTGCCGAGTAAAGATCGTCGTGACGTCCTGGATAGACCTGGTGAACATTCCAGAGCACTGGCCGCCGTACATGGGCGTCGCGAGAAACAGCTTCTGTTTCTGCATCACCTCCATTGGTACACGTAAGTCCAAAACTAGTTCCTCCCTTTTATTCTCATTTATTTATCTTCTATAGCGCCAAAGATAGTGAAGAAAAGATAAATAGTGCATGAACACACACATTCCTTACACTTATTTTCTCAAGTGGTCTGCAACCGGCGTAAAATACTATGGCGTCCGCTATAGAAAAGGTTGTTCACCGTCTGATCTTTGGAACCCCTATAAAACAAGTAGCAACTATGTCAAAAGATATATTAAATTGCACGGCGACCCAGATATACGAGAAATACGAAAAACATTCAAGACACCTAAAGAAGCACGAATCTGGGAAGATAAAGTCATTAGACGTACTAAGGCCGTTTTCCGAGATGATTTTCTAAACAAAAAACAACCTTCCGATGGTTTTCGTGCACCGTGGGGTTCTAAAGAATATCGAGAAAAAATAGGAGAAACTATAAAACGTACCCATGCGTTAGGAAAGATATGGACCTCCAAAAGACGTCGTAAACAAAAGAAAATCATGTCTGAGAGAGCAAAAAAGATGTGGCGTGACCCAGAAAAACGAAAATCACAAACAGAGCGATCTCGTGCATTTGGGACAGAACACTTCAAAATGATGTCTGATATAGCACGATCATCTAAGAGGGTACTCAAGATAAGAACTAAAAATATGAAGAATGTAAACCTACGAAAGATATCTTGTCCATATTGTTCCTTTGTTGCTAACCCTGGTCACGTTGGGCGTCATGTGAAACGTCTTCACGCCGAAGAATATGAAGCATCAAAATACAATAATGTATCGCCTTGAAGATGTCTTTTTTATGGTCTTCCTTAGAACCCTTTTTAGTAACACGAAAAAGATATTTCAGGGCGGTATCTCGGCATGAAGTAAATGCAGAACCTAAGGCTTTCCACATGTCGAACGCCTCGATGTCGTCAGTCGCCTTGTAGTGCTCGCCGTACGTCTTAGCGACGTACTCCAGGAGCTCGGAGACGATCTCTGGCTCGTCGTACTTGAACTTGGTCTCGTTCGTCTTCGCTGTCATCTTGAAGCCGTTTGAGAACGTCCAGCTAGTGTTCGCGAACGGCGACGAAGAGATATAGCCAATGGGCGACGTAGTCTTGATCTCGTCCTCTCGCGGATCGAGCGGGAACGGACAGTCGTCGATGCCGCAGTCGGGCAACTTGTCGCCGCGCCTGGAGCAGAGGAAGCACGACTCCCTCCACGGGTACAGCTTGTCGGGTCCTGTAGTGTCGGTCATGCGAACGCTGCCTCTACCGAGACCATAGACGTCGGAGAGTCGTCCCTCGTCTCGTGCTTCTGTTGGTGGTTGGACTGGAACAGGTAGTCCGTCTTGACCCAGGGACGCTCGTCCTCGAGAGCTGCGACCACCTCCGATGCCATGTCGGCAGCGGTGTCGACTGGCACGTTCTGACAGACGTGGTTGAGCTGGCGCTTCGGATCGAGGAGCTCGAAGTCTTGCGGGAGTCCCATGATCGTCATGCACTCTCGATAGTTCAGGAAGCGGTCCTTGGTCGGATGCGCGATGTTGATCTGGAGGTGGCCGACGAACGCGCCGATATAGTCCTTGGGAATGATGATCGAGCGGTGCATGATGCCTCCGCCCTTTGCCAGCTTCTCAGTGACCCGACCGGTCCACGCCGCCTCGCGCTCGTATCCCTTCTTGGTCAGCCACTCGCCGAGCTGCTCATAGGAGACACCGTTGTCTTCGATGATCTCCAGAACCTGAGTAGACTTCATGATCCCCTTTGAGAACTCTCGGTGGGTCACGCCTCCAGCGACTTCTTCGAGTACGAAGCGATACAGGGCATCCTCTGACGGCTTCTTCTTCGTGGGCGTCTCGGTCTGGAAGTTGCTCTTGACGCCGAGGATCAGGTCCTCGATTCTCTGGTGGTCGCGTCGGAAGTAGTTCAAGATCGGCGCCTTGTCGCCCTTCCAGAAGAAATAGAACGAGCGCTCGCGGATCTGAGGGACACCGTGGAACAGCGACTTGGTACGGTACACCGACATGGTGTACCCGTACTTCTTACCGACGGCACGGATGCGCTCGCGCACCGGCTCGCCCATAGCACTTGCTAAAGCAGGAGCATTTTCACCCCAATAAACGTCTGGTTTCATTTCACCAAGTACATATTCTGCACAAGTTACAAGCCATTCATTCAACGGATTATTTGCACCCGCAGTTTTGGAGAGCATGCTAAGACCTGCGCAAGGGCAGACAGACGACACCACGTCGATCTTTCCTCGCGGTCGTTTATCACCTTTATCAACAACAATATAGGGAATAACCTTTCCCTGCTGTTTATAATAATTCAACAAATGGGAATCATTTGCTGCAAATGGCGTATAAGAGACCAAGTATTCTGGCGGTTTGCCGAATACGCGTTCTGAAGCAAGCGTCTCGCCGCCGATCAATGGGACTATGCTAACATGCTTCATTGTGAACTTTCTTCATGTGTTGTGCTACGTTTCCGTGGTTGCCTGTATATTCACATAGAGGACATTTGGCCTTTCCATGTAAAGCAGATAAACAACTCTGCCGTTTTTCCGGATCAGCCATATGTTCAGTCGCCCTAAGTTTTCTAAGTTGTTGCATTTGTGGATCAGTATAATATCGTTTTTTGAATGCTTCGCCTTGTTGGCGCTTAAGTTCAGACGAAGTCATCCGTTCTTTTTGTATTTTGGATCTATGTTCAGACAGTTCAAGAATATTGCTTTTATAATTCCAACCCTTGCCACCAGATGCTATGTTCCATCCCAATTTTTGTTTGGGACGAAGTTCCTTTTCCTTCTTGTAACAGTCGTCTAAAGAACCCTCGAACAGCGTCTGAACATGCTCATCAAAAGTCAGTTTTGTCAGTCTAATTCTATGACCAATTTCACTCTTTCCAGACCGATGATCTAAAAAGCGCCGATAGACTCCTTTTTTTCGAGTTACCACACCAACATAACCATGTTCAAGTGACCCAATATGTTCTGGGTCTTGAATGTGATACACATAGCCTTGAGTTTCTTTAGTCCGCGCCATTGACTATTTATGTGCCGGCACACGGACAGCAGCACCTCTTAGGTGAAGAACTCCTCGAGCGTTCTTTCTGGAACTGCTTGAGAAGCATTCCAGCATTTTTTCCATGCGATCTCAGCAGCCACCTTGGTCTGGCCTCCCCACTTACCGATGCCCTCCTTAGTGATCTTGTCGTACAGCTTCACGAACTGGGGAAACTTGGCCTGCAGCGCCCTCATGGACTCGTTGTGCGTGTCGATAGTCCGAGACAGGGTCATGCCCCCGACAGACTGCTGCGTCGGCATCGGCCTCACGCGGTAGCGTAGGGAGATGCGGTTCTGGTACCCCATCGACAACAGCTGGAGGGTTATGTTGAAGTCTTCGGCGTGGGGAACGTCGTGCCAGCTCAACTTGTCGTGAGGGAACGTCTTCGCGTTGTAGAAGTGCGCGCCGTTCTGACGAAAGTTCTGGTGGAACATCTTCTCCAGGGGAGGGTTCCAGCATATCTCGAGACCACAGGTGACGAAGTCGTCCAGCCACTCCGACATCAGGTCGAACGCGGCGTCGTAGTCTGGGTCCTTGAACTTTGTGTTCCAGAGGGGAAACTTGTCTTTTTCTGTTGCTAATCTCGTATATGCAAAGTTATACAGATCGTCGTCTAAAACACCATACTTGGTGACCTTATCCTTGATGGCCTGTTTCGCGATCCATTCACGAACATAAGAGATACCAGTACCTTGCACTGGGCATAACAGGGTCGGATAACCCTTCTTGCCATGCATCTCAGCGTCCTGCTCGTCGACGACTAATACGGTTTTCTTCTTCCACTTCTCGGGAAGATTTTCAAACGTATATTGGCGGGATCTGCGGTATGTGGGAATGTAAAGTTTCTCAAGGCTCATCAGTCATTCTTTCCATGATAAATAATCTGCCGATCGCGGACGGACATCCCATCGGCACTAGACCTGAACAGAGGACCAGCCACCATGCTATTTATACCCAACAAGTACACTTCTTGGTACATTTCACTCATAGTCAAACGTCGTCTCTTTCCTGCTCCTAAACCGCACGAGAAGCATCACATTCTTCCCAAGTGCAGACATCCTAAACTCCAAAAATCTAAACTCAACACTGTCTCACTTACATATCGCGAGCACTTTATTGCTCATTGGTTGCTTACTAAAATGTTCACCGATAAATTGACGATCTACCAAATGGCTAAAGGCTTCAATAAGATGGCTCAAGTAAATAAAAATCAAACTCGTATAATCCCCTCGAGATATTACGCTATAGCCAAAAAGACGTTTGCTAAAGCACAAACTGGCATTCCTCGCGGCCCCATGTCTGAAAAGGCAAAAATAAAAATGCGTGGTCCTCGGTCACCATGGTCTGCAGAACGACGAGCGGCCCAACCAAAAACTCGCGTCGATAAGGGAAGAAGACGCGGTCCTCAAAAGAACCCATGCGAGACTAGACTGCCATTCAGTGAGGTTCATCGTCAAAATCTCAGTCTTGCATCATACCGGCGATGGGCTGCTGCTTAGATATTCCTCATGCGTCGGGTGCGGAAACTTGTGGCACTTCTCGCCACTCTTCTCTCATCCATACCGGTTTACCATTTTCATAGTCTGTCACAGACCACAGTTGCTGAAGTCTAGGCCTCCCTGGGCCGGACATAAACCCGCCCAGAACAGAAACAACCCAGCGAACTTGGGCGTTGCACTCACTAGTAGTGTGTCGTGCAATAAATGCTTTTTCTACTATCTCGTCCACGAGCTGAACTGTAGGCCGGCCTCTGTCAAGAACTTGGTAGTGTCCTTGAAGGAGTCTGCCCAACGGTTGTTGGGCTCCTCGAACTTCTTGGGGTAGCGCATGACGACGCGCTTGATGCCGACCTGGATGATGCCGAGGGCGCAGTGCGCGCACAACGGACAGCCCTCGATGTATATGGTAGATCCGTCTAGGGATACCCCAGTAAAAGAGGCGTTATAGATCGCATTCATCTCTGCATGGACGACCCTCTTGAGCTTGGTCTCACGATGCTCGTACAGTGCCTGGCTGTCGTCCATCTTGCGAGGAAAGCCGTTGTAGCCGGTCGAGAGGATCTGCCTCTTGTCGCCTACGACCACTGCACCGACCTTGGTCGACGGATCCTTGGACCACTGCGCAATATCTTGAGCGAGGTCGAGGTAGCGTCCGTCCCACTTGTCTAGCCCAACGACGCCATAGACTGCATCTTGAACATAGACAACCTTCCTTCTGCTGTAGCCGCCCTTGAAGCCTTCCTTGAAATCTTCCCAGATCTTACTCATTGGTCGCCTTCTCAACCCACGGACTATCTGGGTACTTCTTCGCGTACAGTTCCTTCGTGACGTGGTGCGAGCCCGTGTTGCCGTACCAGTCAACCAGGTAGAAGTTGCGCTCGTAGACGTGCAGGGAGCCCGCGTTCCAGTGGATCTGTCCCTTCTGGGCGCCGATCTCGAGGCACACCAGGTCCTGTACGTAGTCTTGCCACGCAAGGTCGTTTCGGAAGCCGGCCCAGCAGTCGTTGGATCGCATCTGAACGACGACGTCTAGCTTGCCGTCTCGCAGTAGGTACTGGACAGCGTTGGTACACATGAAGTCGCTCATCCCGTCGAGGTTGTAGTCATACCACATCGAGGGACGGTTGTAGATCATGACTGCACGGCGCGAGTCCGGGTTCTTTCGCAGTTCTCCGACGGCGTGCTGGAACTGTGCGTAGTTGTCGGGGTGCCAGATGACCCAGCCGTAGTTAGAGTTGATGAAGCCGGTCTTAGACGCGCACTTGATCCAGATGGGCGGGATGCCGCCCGGAATGGCGTCGACCCTGAGTGACTGGCTCTTGTACCACGCGAGTTCTCGCTCGACGTAGCGCTTGTTCACGTCGCCGAAGATCGTCGGCTCGTCGGCGATGAAGCTGGCGCCGACGATCTCGATCGTCTTGCACCCGGTCTTGTCGGTGATGAACTTCCTGTACTGAAGACGATCGGCGAACTCGTCTCTAATATCTATTACGCCTGGTTTCATTGTTTCTCTTCCATATTTTTGTATCTTGTTACCCAACCCTTTTGAGTAATTGCAGAACAGGAACCGTAACGTTCTATAATCGTTTTGGTTGCTTTGACCGTTTGTTCTGTTGTTCTTTTAGTACCTCTAGCATTTTTGTTGCCCAATTTAGCAATCCGCATTTTTTCTATAGAAGCAGCAGCATGCTTCTTTCTAAACATTGGGTTTTTATCTTTTCTTACATCGTGATGGTTTTTAGAGATATTTTGTTTGTGTTCTTCTGAGAATTTTGGGCGTTTATATCCTTGCACAGAACGTCCTAATGGAAAGTGGCGCTTTAATATATTGTGAGCACAAGCATCTTCATGCCGACCAAAAAGTTTATACCTCAATTTGTGTACTAAAGTATGTTCCTTTGCAGTCAAAAACGTAATATTCTTTTTAACATATTCACCGCCTTCATATCCTGGGACTATACGATGTTGATGCAATCCAGACTCATAGAGTCTAAGACTGCCTTGAAGAATAAGACTATCATATATACGTTTATAGTTCATTTTTTATTTTATTTAGAGAATCACGGTCAATCTGCTGCCCGTCCATTTTTCCACGTGAATAACTAACAAAAAACGACAGATAGTTAATTGCATCTTTGGCAGAATCTTCCAGAGACTCGAAGTTGGGTTTTTCTCCAGACTCTAATGCTTGCATCAAAGAATACATACGAATAAGTTTTTGATATGCCATATCCAAGATGGTTGCACACCCGCGTGGATAATGATCTGCTTGTCTTATAGAAGACTTCTCAGATTGATAATCAGCACTTTTTTTGATCTGGAGGTCGATGCACTCACGAAGGACTGCAACGGACTCACGTTCTTTTGGGGGTTGTGCCATGGTTTATCCTACACTATTTGAGGTAACTTGTCAATCATAGACTCGCTTGAGCAGTCCCACGTTCTTCTTGTGAGAGGGCGACTTGAACCCCGGCGGTTTGATCAGGTCGGGCAACCCGAGTTTGTTGGGGCGCGACTTCTTGACACCGACCTCCTTGGTCATGTTCGCCGAGTGGACCTCCCTCCACGCCTTGTGGGCGTTGACGTTGAACGCGTCGAGGGTGCCGATGGCGACCACGCAGAGGTCGATCAGTGCGTCGACCGCGTCGTCTGCCGTCTCGGCGTTCTTGAGTTCCGTGAGCTCCTCTTGCAAGAACGAGATGCGGAACTCGAGGTACTTCTTGAGGGTCGCGTCGTCCATGTCGTCGACCACGTCGTGGAAGCCGAACTTCTCATGCATGTCGTAGATGTCTTTGACCCAGTCTGTCACGCGTACCTCCAGTCGTAGTCGATGACGAACTCTACCAGGGCGAGGGCGAGGTCGTTGTTCTCGAGTCCGTCCATCTCCTTGAGTTGTCTGATGAGCGAGTAGATGAACCCGCTCTCGGCGTGGTAGTTGTCTTCGTTGAGTTCGTCGGCGAGCTCCTCGAGTCTGCCGACGTAGTCCATTACTACCTCAGTCACATCGTCTCTCCGTTGTCGATGATCAGGTTAATTCTCAGGAACAGAAACTTGAATCCGTACAGGCTCCGTCCCGGGTCCATCGTGCTCGGGGGCACGTAAATTAAATAGATCCTCCATTGCCAAGGATTCAGATCAATGGTGATCTGCAGATTAGAATGTCGTAAGTAATCCACGTTTGCTCCTGTTTTTGTTTCCACGACCATTTTTGTTTCCGAGCATACTTTTTGCTATTTTTCGGTTATGTTCAACGGTTTGTGGTTTCCGATTTGGGTATCGTATTCCTAAGAGTGCTTTGCTGATGTTTGCCGACACTATTGCTTGTTCTTCTTGTGTTCTTATTCTATTTGGTTTGCGCGGGCGACCTTTTGCCGCTTCACTAATTTTTCTGCGTGTTTCTGCAGACGGCGGTCCGTGCTGTCTTCCTTTATTACTTTTTCCAGCTACGCTCTGTGCAAGTCTTGTTGCCTCTGCTACTGTAATCTGACCAGAAAGCATGTCAGCAGATATTTTATCCTGCCAACGCCCCCATTTCTCATATTCTAACTTGTGCATTAATGCGTGCATAGCAATGTTGCATCTAAGAAGATTATTCTTAGGAGCAGGACCTATTGCATGTTGAGGCCAGATATGATGGTCATGCCAGATAATCATACTACTGCAGGTTGCTGTGGCGTAGATAACTCAAGGTGCACTCCTATCTTGTGGCGCTTGCGGTGTTCCCACTGTCGGAACGCCTGGTCGCGGTGAAACTTGTTAGCGCGGCTGTAGAACAGCACGCCGTCTAGGTGGTCCAGCTCGTGCTGGAATATGCGCGCGGCCATGCCGATGTACTGCTCGGTGACGGTCTCTCCGTTCGGCTGCTGGAACCGAACGCGGACAACCTTCGGACGCTTGATCTTCACGATCAGTCCGGGGAACGAGAGGCAGCCCTCCTCGAGCTGGATCTTGTCGGTGCCCGCCGAGACGATGCGGGGGTTGACGCAGACGATGTTCGGGTCTGCGCGCATGACGAATATGCGATAGCGCAACGGTTCTGCGAGCTCGCCTCGGCCTCCCTCGACCTGGTTAGCAGACAGACCGATGCCGCCCGAGTCGCGCATGAACTTCGCGAGCTCCTTCGCGTACTCGATTGGATCAAACGGCGGTTGAGCAAAGTCAAACGGTGCGCACTTGCTGCGCAGGATCGGGCTATCGCTCGGTAGTATCTTCAAAGTATCACCTCAATGAGTAATTGACTGACATAAATAGTATAACATAGGAGTTCTAATATGTCAAGGGAAATCTTTAAGAAAACTTATTTTGGGTTTGTTTATCTTTGGTATGACATAGACACTAAGATGTTTTACCTCGGTTCTCATTTAGGATCCATGCACGATAGTTACTTATGCAGTTCTAAGTGGATGAAAAGAGCACATAGACGTAGAAAATCGTCTTTTAGGCGGCGCATTCTTGAGTTGTGTCGTGTAGACAACAAGAAACAACTCCATGAGATGGAACAACGCTGGCTCAATTTTATGCCGGATGAACTTCTTGGCAAGCGGTACTACAACCTCAAAAAGACTGCCAATGGTGGCGGTTGGCCAAAAGGAAAGAAACGCGGGCCAATAACACCAGAGCGTTCTGCTAAGTTGTCTGCAACAACTAAGGGGCGTCCATGGTCTGAAGCACGACGATGTGCTGCTAAAGAACACCCGCACACTGCTTGGAATAAAGGACTGCCTGGGATCAACAAAGGTAAAAAGATGCCAGCATGCACTGAAGCAAATAATAGACGATGGGCTAAGTACTACGCTCATCAAGCAGCAAGTTCCATTTTGGAAAACCCGTGAGCCTTATTGAATTTTATAGTCGCAGGGAACTTGTCGACTAAAGTCTCTCCTCGGTGTGAAATCAGGAAGACATTGTTATCGTCTGTCAACTGGTTTAGCACCTTGAGGAACTCGTCGGTCCCAGTAAAGTCTAGAGAACCGTCGAGTATCTCGTCGAGGATCAGCAGGTTAGTGCTGGCGCTGTTCCTGAGACGCGCGATTGCCCTCCAGGTAAACAAGATCGCGATGTTGATCCGGAACTTCTCGCCCTCCGAGAAGGAGTTATAGGACGCCGCTTCGCGCCCGTGCGACTTGATCTTCTCCTCGAAGTTCTCGTTGAGCTGGAAGTTACAGACGAAGTCTAGCGCGGCGAGGTAGCGGTTTATCAGCTTGTTGATCACGGGCACGTACTGGGCGACGATCCGCGACTTGATGCCGGTGTCCTTGAGCATGCTCGCCGCGATTACTTGGACCTTCTTCTCCTCGTGCAGCTCGTTGAACTCTACCTCGACCTGCTCGAGCTGTTCCTCGAGCTCCTGGAGACGACCGACGTCGACCGCGGCCGCCTCTTCTGTTATGACCTCTAGGTCGCCCTCGAGCTCCTTGACGTAGTCGAGGTTGCTGCCGATCTGTGACTCGATGACCAGCGACTTCTCGCGGAGCTCGGTCCACTGCTTGTCGAGTTCTTGGTTTGAGTCGGTAAGGGTCTCAAGAGTCGCGAGCTCCCCGCTTAATCGCGAGTCTATCTCCTGTACCGCGCTATACAGTTCTTTGATCTTGTCGGTGTGATAAGTTGCTCGATTAGAACCAAACTCCGGCGTTATCTCTTGGGTGCACACAGGACAGTTCAAGTACTTCTTAAAAAAGTCAGCTTCCTTCTGTTGCTTTTCTCTCTGAGCAACGAGCTGCGCGCGAAGGGTACGCAGCTTGTTGATAGACGAGTTGAGTGCAGACACGTCCTTAATCTGCGGCTTTATCAGAGCGATCCTCTTATAGATGTCAGCTATCTCGCTCTCTAGACGCTTGACCTCTGAACGAGAAGTACTTATTCGCTCGTTCTTCTCCTGGACCATCTTATCGCTGCTGAACTGTACCTGGTTCATATGCTCGCGAATGAGGGTCATCTTCTCGGTCACGACCGTCCGCTTGTGCTCGCACTCCCTGATCGCCTGCTCGTTCGCGGTCATCCTCCCCTTCAGCAGGACGTACATCGTAGAGAACACCTGGAGGTCGAGGATGTCTTCCACCACGTTGTACCGAGCGGGTCCGGGCAGCTGCATGAACGGAACGAACGCCGCCGAGCCGAGGATGACCATCTGACAGAACGACTTGTAGTTGATCTTCAGGATCTGCTTCTCCAGCACCTCCTGGTAGTCGCGCATGTCGGCAGACTGGTTGAGCAGTCTGCCGTCGCAGTACACCTCGAAGACGTTGGGCTTCATGCCCCGGACGATCTTGTACTCGTGCCCGTCGATGGTGCACTCGACCTCAACCATGAGGTCTCGATCAGTCACGCGGTTTATGAGTTCCGGCTTGTTGATCTTTCGGAACGGCTTGCCGAACAGTACGTAGCACACCGCGTCGAGTAGGGTACTCTTGCCGGCGCCGTTCGCGCCGACGACTAGGGTGGTCTTACTCTCGTCGAGTTGGATCTCGGTGAAGATATTACCGGTCGAGAGTAAATTTTTCCACTTTATAGAACGGAAGTTTATCACTTTGCACTCTTTTTCAGGTTATCTCGCCATGGCAACATTTGAAGATTTTCGGGAACTGCTAAATGTTGTGGTTCCATTCCATCTAAAAACCCACGCTTGATGGATATTTTATGGTCTAATTGATAACCACCTTCGACACCTGCTAATGTTCTTGGATGACGTTCAGGGTTTATAAGTTCTATGTGTCGAACATAAGTCTCTTCTGATAAACGGCAAACCAAATTTTTGTATCTTCTAAACGCAGGATTGTCCTTAATTCCTCGAGACTTAGAATATGCTTCAGTTTGCATATAAGAACGATCAATAGATGCTAACAGAAGACGATAATCTGGATCTTCATACATGCATTTTCTTGAACAGTATTTAATCTTCTGAGTTTCTGTAACCATCATAACAGTCTTACAAGTCTTGCATAGTCGTTCAGTTCTTGGAAGTTTAGGTTTACCAGTTCCTTTAGGTCTTCCAATGCGACTACCATTTTTTTGGATCGTTTGCAACCGTTTCTTTTTGATAGTTTCCCAATCATAAGACTTGATGACCCTTTTCATCGTCTTAGATTGCTTTTTTCGAATTGCAGATGTTCGTATGTAATTTCCGCGCATGATCTATTTATAATTTTTGAGCATGCTCAATAAAATAAATACAATCATATTTCTTAAGATGCAGTCTACGTTACTGTCAGTGCCTCCTTGTACAGACTGTCGATCAGCCGCCTCAGGCGATCAGTGTCAATGACTTCTCGATCGTATCCGTCAATCGTCTTAGTAAAGATCGCGGCGGTGTCTTCTGCCTCGCTGACGATGGCGTCATCCGCGACGAGGTCAGCGTTATGGTGGTCGTCGACGACTTGTAGGTCGGCAGGCTGGGCGGCGACCACCCTATCGATGAAGAGGTCGAACCAGAATGGGTTGCTCTTAGACTTGACGACGACCTTGACGATGCAGTCTCGCAGGGAGTCATAGTCGTGCGCCTCTACTGCTTCTGCGAGTCGCTTGTCGGCGTCGTCGTAAAAGACCTTCCTGAACATCGTGATCGGGTTCTGGACGAACTCCAGTTCTCTAGTCTCTGTATCAAATATGTGAAACCCTCGGGGGTCATCGTGATCAGCCCAAGTAAACTCGTAAGCAGCACCAAGGTAATGTATCCCGCCACGACTAGACTTGTGATGATAGTGACCAGAAGCAACAAGATCAAAACGGTGGTATACGTTAGAGTCGTCACCATGATCCGCCAGACGGCCCTTATACTCCTCAAAGCCAGCGAGCTCAAGGTGTCCAAAAACGACATGCGCGTCTGTCTCCTCTATAAGTCTTCGAGTGGCGTCCCTGTTCTCGTCGCAGACCCACGGGATCAGTAGGGCCTTCATGTCGCCGAACACGACCTCTGTCGGCTCTGTATATATCTCGATCGGATAGGAGCCGAAGAGCTCCTGGATCGCGTTCAGCTCGTTGGTATTCCTCCATGTGCAATCATGATTACCTACTATCGTAGTAAGGTGCATCTCGTTAGCAATGATAGGGTCGATAAACATCCTGCGAATGTCGGCGAGAGTCTGGAAATTGATATACTTTCTTCGATCAACCAAATCACCCAAATGTATGATGATATCAATTCCACGTTCTATTAAAATCGGAAAAAATACTTCATTATAGAATCGTTCAAAATACTTAGAGAATGACGGAGAATCTCCGCGTGCTCCAAAATGGGTATCGCAAATAAGAGCAATCTTCATACGTACTCGCCAATCTTTCTCATCCAAGTCTCGGAATAACCTAAGACTTTGGCAGCATGTTTTGCAGAAGGATAGATTCTATCATAGACTTTGATTCTTTGCAAGGGTCTAATATATCCACGCCCCTCAGACCAACGCTTACTCGCAGATGCAGACATGATCATCCGAGTTTCTTCAGATATCGGTTTTCTCTTAGAAGGTGCCAACAACATTGCTTTAGTGGGATTCTTCCACTTTTCTCGTAACTTTGCAGGATGGGTAGTCCTATTGCGATGGATCAATCTTGCTCGTTTTTCTTCACCTGCTGGAGATGCCCAAAAAAGACGAATCTTTTCAGATATCATTGCCTTAGTATTGGTGCCCTTCTTCTTGCTCACAAATCCTTTAGTTGCCAGACCCTGGTTAAAAAATTCTTCTCCCTTGATCTTTAATTTTTGGTGTAAGGCATGTTCCCGAAGCACTAGATCTTCTTTTGAGATTCTCTTGTATTCTTTGATAACCTCAAATCTAAACCGCTCAGGATATTCCCGAGTCTCCTTCTTCCACCATTCCTTTAGAGTCAATCCTTCAGTGTAGTCAAATACTTGTTTAGAGGCAGGTGAACCCAAGTATGATCGAACAAGATTAAACTTGCTTCCGACATAATACTTTGGATTGCGACCTGATTCTAAATGTGGAAGATAAGTTACTTTATATAAGACATGAGTCATGACACTATTTATGGTAACACTATGCTAATAACTTGGCAACCCTCTTCTTCTTGTTTCTTCCCGCCTTATTCATCGTCCTCTCGAAGTTCGCCACGAACTCGTCGACGTTGACGTTGGTCCCCTTCTGGGTGAGTTTGTTGTCGTCTCCCTCCAGGTGGTCCTGCATCTCCGCGAGGGTAAAGGTGTTCTCGTAGTTCTTGTACCGGACGTAGGCCTGCTTCTTCTCGTGCTGGATCCTTCGGATGAACGCGTTGAACGCGATCTGGGTGAAGTACGCGAACGGGTTGTTCGTCTTGTTCGGATCGAAGTTATTCACCGCCGCGACGCAGTTCTCGATGGCGTCCCCGATGCACTCGTCCCGGTAGGTGTACCTCAGGAAGTTGGGACGGAACCCGAGTCTCGTGCAGATCAGCATGATGCACTCGCCGACGTACTTAGGTATCGGCGGTCTCATCTCCGGGGGCATGTTACTTCCGGGCCTGTTGAAGCGCTTCAGGTCCGCCTTGTACTCGATCAGTGACTCGTAGAATGTCCGGTTGTTGACGTAGTGCTTGGAGACGTTAGTCGGCTTCTTTTTATATATTTTTTTCATGCCACCTGCTGTTTACAGTTGTCGAAATGCCATCGAAACATTACTGCTCCATAACCTTCTTTTTGACAATGTGGGCAAGTATGATTTGCTAAAAAATTATGGGTTCCACTACTAATTAGTCTTTGAGCAGTTTTACTTTGGATCTTTCCACCCAAAAATGGATTAGTTACGTTAGCAACTCGTTTTAGTGCGCCTAATCTTGCTAATTCTGATAATTTCTGAGGAGACATCTTCATTTTTACTGCTATCAAAACACACGCTGCGTAGTCTCCTTGTGCCAAATGAATGTTGTAATGTTCCAAAGCAGTCAGTGCAATTAAATTCTCTGGACTATTGTCGGTAGTATCACCGTTAATATGGTGGATCTCGTAAGAACGCCCATCAGACTCCCGCGGAACAGAACCGTGATGTTGTTCATAAATCTTACGATAATTTTCAACCATTCAACTCTTTCCTAAGTAAAAATATATTGACACTTATCTCGTGGAGTGTTATTCTTAGCTTGCTGCCCCCGGCACTAGTCAGCGGAACTCAGTCTATAGAAGCGCTTACTGGTAGGTGTTAGAGCCAGGATGTACCTGATGAACAGAGATGAAGCGCTTCTTCTCAGCAGGAGTCTTCTCCTGCTGAGTCACTGGTGCCTCTGTACCAGACGCTACCTCAGCGAGTGCCTTCCTCAGGTACGAGCTTACTCGAGTGATTGCCTCCTTGAATGCGGGCTCGTGGATCTTCTCGATGTACTCGAGGGACCCCATGTAGAACTCCCTCATTGCTTCGCCGATCGGGTTGTGATAGACGATCGTGCTGATGCCGATCTTTGTCCTGTCTTGGTCGGTGTACGGATCCATGGGCACCAGGGTAACTCCCGACGCTCCCGGGAGGTCGCTCTCCTGTACCAGGAGCGGCTTTCCGATCACTACCCCCTGCTTGTTCTCGTCGAGCAGGACGCCGATGATGGTCGCTCCGCTCACTAGGTGGACAACCTCAACCCTTGAGCTGGACTCGATAGAGTCTGTAGTCGAACTTTTCTTTAGCATAGATTCTTATCCGTTCTGCGAAGTGGTCTAGGGTGTAGTTCCTGGTCTTCTTCCACGACAGGTCGTCTGCTACGTCGAAGAGGGTACAGACCTTCTTGCCCGGATTAAGTCTGAGTCCGCGGCCGATCGACTGGAGGGTCCTGATCTTTGCCTTGCTCGGACTGGCAAAGATGATGTTCTCGAGACTCGGGACGTCGACCCCCTCTCGAAAGGTACCCATGGACGCGATGATGAGCGCGTCCTTCTTGGTCTCGACGATCTTACGGATCTCATTTCGTGCCTCTGTCTCGACCTCGCCCGATATGTAGTATATATCCTTCTCGCCGATCCCGTCGAGGGTCGCGTGCAGCTTCTTGCCGTGCTTCTCCACGAACTGGAAGAGCAGGAGGGTGTTGCCCTTGAGGGACATCGCGAGGTTCCGGATGAACTTGTTGCGGTGCTCGTTCCTCACTATGAAGTCCAGCTCGTCTTGGTACTTCATCTTGGCGACCGCTCGCCTGTCTGCCTCCGGGTGCATCAGTACTATCGCCTTGACTTGGAACGGAGAGAGGTACTTCTGGTCGATGAGCTCCTTGGTCGATCGTATCTTCTTTACTGGTCCGAACAGCCCCTCCAGGATCAGTCTGTGTGTCTCGGAGTCGTCTATCGTTCCAGTCGTGCCGAAGCGGTACCTGCACTGGCTCAGCTTCGTCATTATCGCCGTCAGCGACTTGGCCTTGAAGCCATGCGCCTCGTCGCCGACCACCATCCCGAACTGGTCGAACCACTCTCGCGGCATCTTGTAGACAGACTGCCAGGTAGTTATGACGACGGGACACTCTGTGTCTTTCTCCTTGCCGCTGTATATCCGGTGGACGTGCGACTCGCCCATTCCGTAGCTGACGAAGTCGTCGCGCATCTGCTCGACCAGGGTAGTTGTCGGCACTATGATCAGACACCTCGCGACGCCGCTCACTAGGTAGTGCATCGCGAGCATGTAGATCACCAGCGACTTTCCGCTCGCCGTCGGCATCAGGAGGAGGGCTCGCCTCTTCTTTACGCAGTGCGCGAACGCCTCGACCTGGTAGTCGCGCGGCGACTTTTCTTTCGGGAGGCCCATCTCCTTGATCTCTTCCTGAGCTTCGACGAGTGAGAAAGCGGTATCGGCCTCGTCAAGATCAAGATTAAGATCATATCCTCTTTCGTCACAGAAGCGCTCGACGTAAGCATCCAGTCCGGCATAGAGTAGTCCAGTCAGGGGTTGAAAGAGTCTTATCCGGCCGTCCCACAGTCTGTTGCGGTACGCCGGCATGAACTGGTAACCGGGCACGTAGAATGAGAAGTACTCAGACAGCTCGCTCGCCACTCCGGGCTCGCACGCTATCCGATGATACGCCTCGTCGTGCTTGAGTATCGTTACTGTATCAGCCACCCTGCTTCCACTGTAGGTCAGAGATCGCGTTCTTGATGACGTTGTGTCGCCAGTTGATGTTGGTGATGATGCTCTCGACGGTCTGGACCTTCTGCTTCTGAAGACCGATCCTCAGTTCTGTCTTCTGTATGTCTGGATCGGCGTCCATGTAGAGCTGGAGCTCGGACCTGAGCGGGGCTCCGCGGGGCGGATGGACCCACCCCCTCTCGACCGACTCCTTAGTCGGGCCTGTCAGGTAGAACTCAGTCTTCTCAAGCTTCAGTGTCTTGTACTCCTGGACCATCTTCAGGAGCAGCAGGCTCTCGTCGTCGTATATCCGGCGCCATCGAGCATGCAACTTGGGAATCTCAGCAGAGTCTCGACCTAGTTCAGTACGGTCGATCACGCAGTCTTTCATCCACTCAGCGTGAATCTCTTCTAAACGCAATGCTGACCTCCCAGTAGAGGTAGACTATACACTATTACTCGAAAGTTGTCAAGGTACTTTTATACGGTTTATGTCGTACAGGGTGTACCTGAACTCGACTGTCGCCTCGACGAAGTCGATGTCTCCGGCAGAGGCATCGAAGTTGATGTCGGAGAGACTTACTGGGAAGGCGTTGCGGAACACGAACTCGAAGGTCAGGTTGCGCTGGGAGTCGAGGACGTGGACGACTGCGTCAGACGTCACCCCCTTACCCAGGTCAGACGCCTTGACGCTCGCCAGTTCGGCGTACTCGTCGAAGCTCTCCGGCTTGCCCAGGCCCCGCAGCCACGTGTGCATCTCGATGTAGTTCTTCAGGTCTTCGTCGACGCGGAACATCACCCCGAGTTCGTTATAGAGGACGTGCTCGCCCGACTGGGGAATGGCCACGAACGGGGTCGGCTGCTGTGTAGCGACGATAGATATTCCCGGGATACGGATGCTCTGAGCGAAGAAGTTGAGCTGGGGCGCTCGCTTCAGAAAGAACCGGAAGTTGACCGGACTGAAGAAGTTAGGCTGCGTCGGATTCTGGTCTAGGGCAGTCATCACGATGGCTCCTGAAAATAAGGGGGAGCAAGTGGCTCCCCCAAGTTTCTTGCTGGCTTGTTTACCCAGTCTTGCCTAGTCTATTTATCTTGCAGTTGTCGAAGTGATATCGGAACATAACTGGTCCATATCCTTCTTTTTGACAATTAGGACATATATGTTTTTCTTGAGTATTATGTTGACCATTAGCAAGTAAAATATGCTGATGTACTCCGCCTAAGAAGTTGTGAGTTCCTGCAACCACACATTTAGGACTTGGATTATCTCGAACGAATAAGTGAGTACCGTTAGCAACTTGTCTTCGTTGAATTTTTCCACCCAGAAGGTGGTGTGTTCCTTTAGCAACTCGTTCGCGAGCAGCAATACTTGCCAATTCTGACAATTCCTGAGGAGACTTCTCCATTCGTTGTGCTATTCGATAACATGCCATCCAATCACTTTGAGCATAATGAATATTATAGTGTTCTTGGATAGTTAAAGCAGCAAGGTTCTCAGGCCGATTATCGGTCTTATCACCATTGATGTGGTGAATCTCGTAAGAACGACCGGCCATGTCCCGTGGGATAGGACCATAATGTTGTTCATAAATTTGGCGATAGATTTTCATGTTGATTACTGGAGGTGCCGAAGCACCTCCAGATTCTTAGTAGTTCAGTTAGAGACTGCGGCGCCGACCAGGCTACCGGCAGCCACACCGGCCACGCCGCCGGCGATGCCGCCAGCAGCTGCAGATCCTATGGCAGCACCCGCAGGGGCGCATGCCGCTGCAGCAGGACCGCAGACTACAGCACCGATAAGAGCACCGGTACCTGCTCCGATAAGAGCGCCGCCAGCGACGTTACGCTGGGTAGTAGTACAGCCGCCGACCCCGATAGCCAGGGCAGCAACTGCAGCGATAGCAAGAAACTTCTTCATTACACTTCTTCTCCTTGTTAAGACAGAAACAGCCCTCTGTCTGTGGGCCCATGCATGGGTTCACTCATACTTCATCATATAGCTGGTGGTTATCTGATTGGAACTCCGCGAGACCTGATGCGCGCGTCAGCATCGTTGATCTGCTCCTGGAGCTGCTTGTCTAGGTCCTGTAGAGCGGGCGAGGTGGTAAACGCGGACTCGCTCCGCACCTTTCTCTGAGACTCCTGAAGTTGAAACTTTAGAACGCGGTCTAGACCCGCGGCAGTATCTGCCTGCGCGACGACGTACGGGTGCATCTTCTCTTCGATCTTGTCGCTCACGTAGGCTCGATGAGCCGGCGCGTACGGCTCGATGCTAGGAACGGCCTTTATTCCGCCTCCTATCGTGCCCATCGCAGCAGCGGTGATTATCACTACCTTGATCATCTTTTTTGTCTCGTCCGCCAATTGCGACCAGATCGGTACTCCGCCGCTTTTTGATTCTGGTTCTGTCATGGTCTACTATTTATAGACCTACTTAGCCTTTGAACCGTTAGACTTCTTGTCAGTATACACACAGAGGGGTGCCTGTTCGCTATCTATGACTTCCTGAGAAATTACTACCTCTTTGAGTTTGATTTCAGGCAGCTCGAACATTGTGTCGAGCAGTACGTCCTCCATGATCGCCCTGAGACCTCGCGCGCCGGTCTTTGCCTCTATAGCCTTCTTAGCGATAGCGCCTACTGCCTCGGGCGTCACGGTAAGTCTCACGTTCTCCATCGCGAACAGCTTCTGGTACTGCTTGACGATCGCGTTCTTCGGCTCAGTCAAGATTCGTTTGAGAGCAGCCTCGTCTAGATCTGTCAGGGTAGTCACTACCGGCAGTCTGCCGACCAGTTCTGGAATGAGTCCGTACTTCAGCAGATCTTCTGACTCCGTGTCCCGTAGCAGTTCTCCTATCTGGAAGTCGTTGACGTGGACCACGTTTGCGGAGAATCCTATCGAAGAGTGCTTGGTCCTGGCAGACACTATCTTCTCTAGACCGGCGAACGCCCCGCCGCAGATGAACAGGATGTTGGTGGTGTCGATCTTCGTGTAGTCTGCGTTAGGATGCTTTCGCCCGCCGGTAGTCGGTACGTTAGCTAGGGTTCCCTCGAGGATCTTCAGCAGGGCCTGCTGCACCCCCTCGCCCGACACGTCGCGGGTTATCGACCTGCTCTCTGACGCTCGCGCGATCTTGTCTATCTCGTCGATGTAGATTATGCCGCGCTCTGCCGCGTCTACGTTGCCGTCTGCAGACTGGATCAGCTTCAGGAGGATGTTCTCGACGTCGTCACCGACGTACCCAGCCTCTGTCAGGGTAGTCGCGTCTGCGATCGCGAACGGGACGTGCATGGTCCTTGCGAGCGTCTGTGCGAGGAGGGTCTTTCCGGAGCCGGTAGGTCCTATCAGAAGCACGTTCGACTTATCGAGCTCTACGTCGTCCTTCTCCTGAGGCGCTATGATCCTCTTGTAGTGGTTGTGGACCGCTACCGAGAGGACCTTCTTTGCCTGCTCCTGTCCGATCACGTACTCGTCCAGCGTTTCTTTTATCTGGTGCGGGGTAGGAAATCCTGCGGCCTCCTCGGCCTTGTCCTTCTCCTCCTTGACCTGCTCCTTGATCACCTGCGAGCACAGAGCTACGCAGGCGTCACAGATGAACACGGCGTCTCCGCCCGATATGAGGCGCTTGACGTCTTGCTGGTTCTTGCCGCAGAATGAACAGAAGTGCAACGACGGTGTTTCAGTCATGCGACTTATTTATGATGGAGCGAGCGCGAGGAGGGACCTTTTTACTCTAGCAGTGCTACCACTCGAACGAGAGTCGGCTCTTCGTCGACGTTATTCCTGCCTTCTTCATCTTGTCAAGTAGGGGATGCTTGAACCTAAATTTGGAGCTGCTCTCTGTTTCTTTGTAAGCAGCGTGATGAGTAAATTTTTTGTTCTTGTACTGGATGTAGCCGCATATAGTCCCAGTTAAACTTCGATCCCTAGTCAACTCCCCGTGGACGTACCGGTTGGCATCTCCTGCGTGTATCTTGCCGCGGGGGTCGATGACGTAACGGACCTGTCCGTGTGGCATATTGCGAGTGAACGCCTTGAGCGCGGGAATGCTCAGTTCGTGCTGGACGCGCTCGGTGCCCATGGACTCTAGGAGGAAGTCGGAGAAGTGTTTCATGAAGTATTTATGAAGAATCTTCCTGGGTCAGCTGAATCCTATCTTAGGGTGTATAAATAGTACATGACAGTATTCCATGAGCACCACATCATACCCAAGCATGCCGGCGGTGCAGACATCCCAGAGAATCGTGTGCGACTGACTATCGAAGAGCACGCTGAAGCGCACCGCAAGAGGTACGAGGAACTCGGAGACGAGTATGATAGAATAGCATGGCATATGCTCTCAGGTCAGATCAAAGTTGCTGAGGCGATCAAGGCGGCGCAGAGAGAGTCAGGAAAAAGAACTAAGGGTAGACGTTGGGCAGACAATGGCAAGGCACACTCTGAGGAGTTTAAGCAATTTATGTCTGAGATTCAGAAGGTTAATATGATCGGCAACAAGAATGCGCTGGGACATGTCGTTACTAAGTCAGCGCGAAAACGAATAGCTAAGAGTCTGCTTGGCAACACAAATAAATTGGGCAAAACTGGTTACAAGTTATCGGAAGAGACTAAGCAAAGAATGTCTATTGCACGTGCAGGAGATAATAATCCGGCTAAGCGCCCTGAAGTTAGAGAAAAAATAAGACAAGCAGCGCTCAGACGTGAAGCATTGAAGCGCAAACAAAAACCCCAGGATTGAACCTGGGGTTTCTTTTCGTATGGTGTAAGTCTTGCTTACATGAGGTTGGTGACAAGCACACGACGGTAGTAGACGTTCGTGTCCTTGGTGACTGCACCGGTAGCGGCGGCAGTGATGCCGTCGTTGAACGGGTTGGCCACGATTCCGTAACGCGTCTTAAACCCAATCTTGGGTTGAAACGAGCGAGGATCGACCGCGCGTACCATCTGGAGAGGAACGTACGGGCAGTAGAAGATGCCGGCGTCGAACGGCGAGGCGCCGCGATAGCCGACGGTCAGGTACTGACCACCTGAGGCATACGGGTCGATGTAGACGCGCAGGCGACCGTTGAGGACGCCGGCAAACGTGTTGCCCGTGTCGTCAACTTGCAGGTTGTTGGAGTTCAGCGCCGGGGTGTAGTCGAGGACGCCTGCCATCTGCAGAGCGGACGCCACGTCCGAGGAGCAGATAACCAGGTTGCCCTTGCCGCGTCGGGTCTGGAGAGCGATCTGGTTGGCTTCGCGTTCCAGCTGCATCATCAGGCCCTTGAACTTCTCAACCATCCAGCGACCGTTGCTGTCGGTATCGAGGTCAAAGATGCCCGGGGTAGTCGTGTTCGTCTGTGCACCCTGCTTCGCAGTGAAGTTGATGGTGCGGATGAACTCTCGGTTGATCTCGGCGAGGATTTCCGAAGACAGGATGTTGGAGAGCTCGGTCTCGGCGTCAAGTCCGTGAACGGCCTTGAGGTCCTGAGCGAGTTCCATGGTGTACTCGGCCTTCAGAGCGCGGCTCTTGGCAGTCACGGTGACCTTCTCGATGGAGAACGCCATTTCCGCGAACTGGACGTTGCTGTCGGCGCCGAGCGCTTCAGCCTGCGCCGTACTCATCGCGCCGGCGTAGTTATAGACGCCCTTCTCAGCGAGGTTGGCGAGCCAGGTCGTGTTGCCCGGGAGCGTACCGACGTGCTTGTCGCCGGCGACGTCCGTTCCGCCAACGACGGACGAGAACGCGGTGTTCACTTCGTTGTAGAAGGTTTCCGTACTCGTCTGATCGGTGTAGCGCGCGCGCATCGCGAAGATGAGGCCCGTCGGTCCAGTCATCGGCTGTACGCCACCGACGTCGTATGCCATAAGGTTTGGCATCGCGCGGCGGAGCAGGCTGATCAGCACTGGATCGAAGATGTCGATGTTGCCGCCCGTGCCGCCCGAGGCAGCAGAGGTGCCCATCGCGTTGACCGGAGGTGACGTCGAGTAAGCAGTTTCCGAAAGGAAGTTGCTCGATGCCTCGGCAGCACGACCGAGTTCACGTTCCGTGTTCTCGAGGAGCTGCGCAACGCACTTGCGGCGATACGGGTCGTTGATGACAGCCAGATCGGGGTGCTTGATGATGGGCTCCCATCTCTTCTGGACGCTCTCAGCTACAATCTGCATTACTAGTCTCCCTCTCTGGGTTTTGCTCTCTTACCGAGTCTTTTTCTACTATATTTATCGGATGGTCTACTTTGAGAGTGCTTATCTCTCCGAGGCCACGTGGTTACGAATGGTCTGGAAGTAACGCTGCATCGTCGGAGACAGAGTCTTCTCTGGCTCGTCGTGCTCTTCGTTAGCCTCGTTCAGCATCTCGGCGCCCTTCTTCTCGGAGTCGGTCTTCTTGCTAGCCGGGAAGTAGTTCTCCTTGATTACGTTGACTTTGTTCTGGTAGTCCTGCGGATCCGTGAACTCGACTCCCGCCACGAGGGTCTTGAGCTTCTCGACCTGGGTCAGGGCGAGACCGTCTGCGGCCTGCTCGACGACTTCGTCCTTGGCAGCCTCGATCGCGATCTCGGAGAGCTCGGCGTTCTCAGCGAGGACGTCGTTGAGCTCCTTCTCGAGGGCGTCGACCTTCTGGGAAAGGGCCTCGACGACGTCGACCTTGTCTTCCGGAATAGCGATGTAGTGCTCAGCGAACAGAGACTTCAGACCCTCGATGAACTCGGAGGTCAGGTCGTTGCGGATCGAGCTCTCGATCGCGACCTCGTTCTCCTTCATCCACTCTTCGGTTACATAGTTGAGGTAGCCGTCGAGCTTCTCGATCATGTCGGTAGCGAGGGCCTCGACAGTCTCGTCGATCTGCTTCTCGGCCTCTTCCTCGACGCGTACGACCTCAGTCGCGACGCGGGCGTTGACTGCAGCTTCGAACAGAACGACCGCCTTGGTCTTGAACTCTTCCGAGAGCTCCTGACCGACGAACATCTGTTCGACGTCTTCCTTGACCGCGATGCCGAGGGCGTTCTGGATAGAGCCGCCGGAGCCGGTCGAGACAGACTTGGCGTTCTTAGCCGAGTTGTCTTCGCCAGAGAAGTGATCCGAGCCTACCTGCGCCAGGACGGCGTCGTTCAGCTTGGTGAGGGTCGCGGTGTCGACCTGTGCGAGGTTGCCGATCATGGCCGCGAGCGTCTCGAACCGAGACTTCGGGTCTTCAGCCGGCATCGAGTCTGGCTTGAGGGTCTCCGCGGCAGCAGTGTTCTCTACGATCGACTGCTCTTCGGTCTTTTGCTTCTTGGCCATAAGTGACTCCCTGTGAAAAATTCCTACTATTTATCGGTTAGAGGGTCTTTAGAAAGCCCTCGAATAGGCGGAACTTGTTGCGCTCGATCTCGTCCATGGTCATCTTTTTGAGC